TTCATCTGTGTATTCTTCTAAATCAATCAAATTAGGTTTACTATTGCTATTGTTAGAAGGTTCGGATAGTTTTTTCTTATTATTTTCTAAACCTTCGGTTTCCTTTATTTTATGTTCCTTAATCCTTTTTAAAAGTTTATTTTTCAAAACATTTGGAGATATCAAAGGAACATTGGTAGGTTTTTCTTTTTTTTCCCGTTTTTTTCTTGTTTTCCCAACACTAAATAAATCCGGATTAATATCTATTGTTTTTTTTGACATGTATTGTATTAATATAATAAACAAAAAACTATTTCTATAAACAACACATTAGGAATAATTATGAATAAATAGAACTATATACTAACTTTTTCATATTTTCCGTTTCCTTTCTATTTTTTATATCATCATTTTTTAAATACATTTCAAAACCTTTTTCTAGATCCTTAAGTGTTATTTTTTTCTTTTCGGAATTAGGTTTACAAAAAACACGTTTGCTATGAGCTATTTTAGTTTTCGCTAAAACTGTCTCAATATCTCTTCCAAAAAATCTTAAATAATCGTAATTTTTCTTAAAGAACTCAACTGATATTTTTGATTCTTCATGTATTTCCCAACCTATATCATTAACTTTTTTAATAAAAATTTTATACAAATCTTCGGCACTATAATTATCTGTTTTAAAACGCCACGTAAATCGTGAATCAAGACCTTGATTACAACTAAAAAAACAATCCTTCAATTCTTTTTCGTATCCAGCAATGATCACCATTAAATTTTCTTTATTATCACTTAACGCCTCACACAATGTATCAATACATTCTTTTGAAAAACTATCTTTCTTATCGGAATTTCCTAAAGCGTACGCTTCATCAATAAAAAGCACACCACCTAACGCTTCTTTAATAACATCACGGGTTTTCATCGCAGTTTGTCCTAAATATCCGGCAATTAAATCGCTTCTAGTGACCTTTTTGAACGTGCCTTTATTTAATACGCCAATATTGCTGTATATTTTACCCATCATTTTCGCGATTTCGGTTTTACCTGTGCCAGGTGGTCCATAAATAACGGTATGCATGAAATCACCTGTTGAGTTTTTATTCTTATGTAAACCCTGAGTAAAATACAAAATTTGGTCAACTATGTTGTTTTTTAATTCCGTCATACCAATCATATTATTCAATTCTTTTAATGGTTCTTTAATATTATGTAGCGCTTTCATATTGATATTATATTCAATTTCAGGATCTAATTTATATTTTTCCGTTAGTTGAATAATATCATCAATATTATTGATTTCGGCTTCGATATTTATTGTTTCCTTAATTTTGATAGAGTTAGGGTTCTCTTTTACTTTAACTGCGCAATCAATATAAGGATCTATTCTTCTAGAACAAGGTTTAAATAATTTACTAACAATTATTTCTTTTGGTCTTTCTTTTTCATTTATTGATTCTTTATATTCATTTGGGTCATCAATATCCATATCTATACTTGTATTCTGACAAGTATTCTGACCTGTAAAATTACTTGAATCATGATTATTTTCATCATATTTTTTTATTATTTTGTCAATAATTGAGTTTATTTTAAATTCAGCAAATGTGGTTTTTCCTATACTAGTATTAAGAGGTGTAGTTTCTTCATTTATAGTAGATTCTTGTTTTTCTTCTTTATTAATATAAGGTTCACTTTTATCAAGTGTAATTAAAAATTTATTGTAATTATGAATCCGCATAGGGTCCATTTTCATCTTGAGTTTATTTTTACGATTTAACATTATTTTATATTATTGTTTTTCATTTATATCTTTTTAAAATATTTTATTAAAATGAAAAATAAATACATTATTAAAACAATTTAAAAATAAATTGAAATGTAAAATAACCGCAACAATAATGAACATAAATAAAACCATAGATATAGCAAAAATGAATTCTAATTCCGCTTCTTCTTCTAATCAAAAAGAAAATATATTTGATATCGAAAATGACCAATATATTGAAACCCCTTGGCATATTATTGAATCTTATTTCAAGGGACAACACTTGGAAAGATTAGTTCGACATCAATTGGAATCGTATAATAATTTCGTAGGGTACCAAATTATTAAAACGATAGAAATGTTTAATCCGGTTCACATTGTATCTGAGCAGGATTTTGATCCAGTATCAAAAAAACACTCACTAGAAATATACGTTACATTTGAAAACTTCCAAATTTATAGACCGCAAATTCACGAAAATAATGGCGCAATTAAACTCATGTTTCCTCAAGAAGCGCGTTTGCGTAATTTCACATACGCGTCTGCTATGACCATTGATATTAATATAAAATATATTATAAGATCAGGAGCAAACCTAGATAACATGCAAACATTTTATAAGACCATTCCAAAGGTTCATATTGGTAAGTTGCCTATTATGTTGAAATCAAACATTTGCGTATTAAATCAATATAAGCATTTTGAAAATACGCAAACAGGTGAATGTAAATTTGATTCTGGTGGATACTTTATTATTAACGGTTCTGAAAAAACAGTACTAGGACAAGAGCGCGCTGCCGAAAATCGCGTATATTGTTTCAATGTTTCCAAGAATAATACAAAGTATACTTGGATTGCTGAAATTAAATCGGTTCCAGATTTTAAATGTATTTCGCCAAAGCAAATCAATATGATGATTAGTTCAAAAAATAATGGTTTTGGAAATGCTATATATGTTCAGATGCCACGTGTAAAACAACCAATCCCATTATTTATTGTATTTAGAGCGTTAGGTGTTATTTCAGATAAGGATATTTGCGACAAAATATTATTGGATATTACAAATGAAAAAAATAAACCAATGTTAGAAACATTACAAGCGTCTATTATTGAAGCGAACAAACATTTATCACAAGAAGAATGTATCAAATACATTACTAGTTTTGCGATGTATACTCCTATAAATATGGATAAGGAAACCGGCGCAAAAAAGAAATTAGAGTTTACTATGGACATTTTAAGTAATGATTTATTCCCACATTGTCATAACCAAACCCAAAAGATTTATTTCCTTGGATACATGACTAATAAGTTACTAATGGCTTCTTTTGAAATTGTAAAACAAGATGATCGTGATTCATATATAAATAAGCGTGTTGATTTAACAGGAACTCTTTTGAATAATCTTTTCAGAAATTATTTTAACAAATTGGTTAAGGATATGGAGAAACAAATTATAAGGGAAATTAATACTGGATCATGGAAATCTACAGATGATTATGAAAACATTATAAATTTGACAAATATTTATAAAATTATTAAGTCAACAACAATAGAAAATGGATTAAAACGCGCATTGTCAACTGGTGATTTTGGAATTAAACATACAAACTCAAATAAGGTTGGCGTTGCGCAAGTATTAAATCGTTTAACATATGTTTCTAGTTTAAGTCATGCGCGCAGAATTTCAACTCCAACTGATAAGAGTGGTAAGTTAATTCCTCCTCGTAAATTACATAATACCTGCTGGGGTTATTTATGTCCCGCAGAAACTCCAGAGGGTCAGAGCGTTGGTGTTGTTAAAAATTTAAGTTATATGACACATATTACTATTTACTCGAATTCATTATCATTATATGAATATATTACACCTAGTATAATTAAGTTAGATGATGAATCTTTAACATCAAAAGATATATATGAAAAGGTAAAGGTATTTATTAATGGTTCTTGGGTTGGAATTACTGATAGTCCTCAAGAATTGTATTTGATGTTAAAAGATAAAAAATATAAGGGTATTATTAATATTTATACTTCAATTGTATTTGATTACAAATTAAAGGAAATTCGTGTTTGTAATGACGCAGGTAGATTAACTAGACCTTTATTGCGAATTAAAGATAAAAATATTCTAGTTAATGATGATATTATTGACAAACTCAAAAAATCAGATTTGACATGGGATAATTTATTGACTAGTAGTAAAATCGATGAATCTATTTTAGAATATATTGACCCTGAAGAACAAAGTTGGTCTATGATCGCCACAAAACCTAGAGATATTGTTAATAAAGATAATACTTCGACAATTCATAAATATACTCATTGTGAAATTCATCCATCAACTATTTTTGGAGTTCTTGCGTCTTGTATTCCATTTCCTGAACATAATCAGTCTCCTAGAAACACATATCAGTGTGCACAAGGTAAGCAAGCAATGGGTGTTTATGTAACAAACTACGAAAATCGTATGGATAAAACTGCGTACGTGTTGAATTATCCTACAAGACCATTAGTAGACACTCGCATTATGAATATGATTCAACTTAATAAAATTCCATCTGGTACAAATGTGATCGTCGCTATTATGACTCACACAGGTTACAATCAGGAAGACTCGTTGTTAATTAATCAAGGATCAATCGATCGTGGTATGGCATTAGTAACTGTTTATCATACTGAAAAAGATGAAGACAAACAGAAGATTAATGGTGATGAAGAAATCCGTTGTAAACCAGACGCTAGTAAAACTAAGGGGATGAAGTTTGGAAATTATAATAAAGTAAACTCAAAAGGTGTTGTTCCTGAAAATACTCTTGTTGAAAATAACGATATTATTATTTCAAAAATCACACCTATTAAAGAAAATAGAAATGATCACACGAAGGTGATTAAATTTGAAGACCAAAGTAGAAAATATAAGACTGTTGAGGAGACTTATATTGATAAAAATTATATTGATAGAAATGGTGAAGGTTATAATTTCGCCAAAGTTAGACTGCGCACTGTGAGAAAACCAGTAATTGGTGATAAATTTAGTTCGCGTCATGGTCAGAAAGGAACTGTCGGAAATATTATTCCTGAGTGCGACATGCCTTTTACCAAAGATGGTGTCAAACCTGATATCATTATTAATCCTCACGCAATTCCATCTCGTATGACTATTGGACAATTAAAAGAAACACTGCTAGGCAAGGTCTTGGTCCAATTAGGATTGTTTGGTGACGGTACATCATTCGGTGAATTTGACATTAAAGACATTTGCAAAGAGTTGATAAAACTTGGTTACGAATCCAATGGTAATGAATTGATGTATAATGGACTAACAGGTGAACAACACGAGTGTAGTGTATTTATCGGTCCAGTCTTTTATCAGCGTCTCAAGCACATGGTTAATGACAAAGCACATAGTCGTTCCATTGGACCAATGGTAAATCTAACTAGACAACCTGCCGAAGGACGTTCTCGTGATGGAGGTTTAAGATTTGGTGAAATGGAACGTGATTGTATGGTGAGTCATGGTGCTGCTAGATTTACTAAAGGGCGAATGTATGATGCGTCTGATAAATATTCTGTATTCGTTTGTAAAAAGTGCGGACTAGTTGCTTCATATAATGATCAACTACATATACATCATTGCCGAGTATGTGATAATCGCACAGATTTCTCCTATGTAGAAATACCATATGCGTGTAAATTGTTATTCCAAGAATTAAATACAATGAATATTGCGCCACGATTAATGACGGATAAATAAATATTTTGAACAATTAAAATAAAATAAATCAAATTAGATTAATTTGATCTATAATGATCTAATTTTTTATATGTAACATTTTTATTATATTTACAAATAACGATATAAATATAATAAAAAATATTATATTAAAATATAATGACGATAATTAATGGAATTGAAATAGATAATATTAATTATAAAGTAAATGATATTAAATTAGCGATCGCTAATAATGACCCAATTGAAGAAAAATTAAATGTAATCATTGTAATTTCGAATCCTTGTTTATATGCTAAGCGATATATATTATTAAAGGAGTTTGTTAAACGAATAGAAGAAGAAGAAGATCATGTAAATTTATTTATTGTTGAAATGATATACGAAAACCAAAAGTTTATTATTACTGATAAAAAAAACAAAAATCATTTACAACTTAAAACAGAGACGCCTATATGGCATAAAGAAAATATGGTGAACCTAGCAGTCAAAAATTTATTGCCCTCTAATTATAAAGCTTTCGCATGGATTGATGCCGACATTGAATTTGAAAATAATTCTTGGGCGTTAGATACATTAAAAATATTAAATGGTTGTAAAGATGTTGTTCAATTGTTTAGTCATTGTGTAGATATGAGCGCTGATTATACAAACTTAACTATTTTTAATAGTTTTGGATATAGTTTTAACAAAAATAAGAAATATACAACATCCGGAAATGATTATTGGCATCCCGGATATGCTTGGGCGATAACAAGAAAAGCGTACGAAAAAATTGGCGGATTATATGATAAAGGAGTATTAGGTTCAGGGGATAGTATAATGGCGTTATCATTTATTAATAAATGTGATGTAATGAATAATAATGAGTATAACAAAGATTATAATAATAGTATGTTAGATTATCAAATAAAAGCGAGTAAGTTACGTCTTGGATATGTACCTGGAGTTATTAGACATCATTATCATGGTTCAAAAAAGAATCGGCAATATACTGAAAGGTGGAAACTCTTAATGAAACACCAGTTTTCCCCTATAGAACATTTAACTTATGACAATCAAGGTATATTAATTCCTACAAAAATGTTTTCTTGTGATTTTAAAGAAGACATTATGGATTATTTTAGAGAGAGAAAAGAAGACGAATAATACATTTTATACGTAATTTAATACTTAATTAAATAATTTAATGCTATGTATGGATTTACTACATTAATCGCATTACCTGAACCAGTTGAATCAGTTGTAAACGTATGTGTATGCCCATTATGTGATCCTGTTGTGAATGTATGTGTATGATCACCATTATTATTAACTGTAATATTCGCATATCCTATATTAGTTACAGGTCCTGAACGATAAATAAAATTATTATCACTATCTGTACCACCACTTGTACCATAATTATTATTTCCTCCCTGTCCTAAATTCTCAGCAAAATATGCGTCAGCATATGTATGTGTATGACCACTATCAGATGCACTGTGATTATGTGTTCCTGCGGAGTCAGATGTTCCTGTATGTGTATGTGAACCATCTGATACTGTAGTTCCTGTATGATTATGTGATGGTAACTGATTTACACTTAAAGTAACTGTTTTACTACCACCGGTATTTCCTAAATTAAAATTAGTTACATTTGATTTACCTACAGGAACCTTTTCCTTCAAATTTGGTAAAACAAAATAGTTTAAGTCTGAAGCATTACCATATGTATTACCTATTATATTATATAAATCTGAATAAATACTTTTTAACACTTGACTTCCATCACAAATTAACCAACCATCTGGTGCGGAGTGACCGGCGTAACATATAATTGAACCGGTAGGATTAACATATTTTTTATTAACAAGTAATTCTTTACTATCAGTAGTTAGAACAATCGACATATATATTATATATATATATAAAATATTTAAGGCGTTATTTAATTCTAGATAAAAATATATCTTAATTTTTCTACTACATAAGTTGTGCTAGCAAATAATAATCCACCCCATAATGTGTCTATAATTACAGATATTATAGACCAATTACTAAATAGAGCATAATTTGTTGTTTCATAAACACCATAAATAACAATACCTAATAAAAATGCATCGGTAACACTTTTACGAGGTTTAATAATAAAATAATTTAATCCAGTTATTAAAAATATGTAGCAAATAGCGGCGCCAAAATAATTTATCTTTAAAGGTGTACCTTGAACAAGTTTTACTTGATTATTAAAATAACCCTTCATTACGTTTAAATAAACAAAATCTAGTGAAATCATAACTATGGCACTTAATAACATTAAAAAATCAAACATTATATATTATATTAATATTTTTTATAATTTATAAAAAATGAATGATTTAGATAAAGTTCTAATTAAATAAACTTTTTTTACTATAGTATTATATATAAATGTCTATAGGATATAGTAACCCAATTGGTGGAAGTAATGTTGCCTTTAGTATCTTTGTAAAAGATCCTGCAAGTTCTGGAGGCGCTATTCGTGGATGGATGCCTCAACAAACACAAAATGTCGATAAAAGATATCCTGAATATGAGCAAATACGTTGGATTTTGAAGGATGCGTGGAATACAACTTATCCCAGTCAATTAAGAAGAAATAATTTGAAACAATCTATTACAACTCCTTTTAGGGCGGTTAATAACGCCGGCGACCTTTTAAGTCGTGAAAATTATTCTTGTGGTGGCACTTGTCAGTCATTTCAGAGCAGACCTGGTCTTAAAGGTTTAAGACAACGTTTTGGTGCTATTCAAGCAAGTTGTGTACCATCCGCATCATATAACAGTCTTCAATTGATTAATAATATTCCTGCTGCGGCGTGTAACGTTAAATATGTTTATGATAGTTCTGATTATACTACATATTTGAAACAACGCGCAGTCAACAAGAATTACAATGATCTTACATATGGTGGTGATGATTCTAAATCAAGTCAATCTGCTTTAAGAGCAGTTAGACGCTACTAAATCCAATTTTCTTATGAAGTTGTAAAAATTATATCAAAATAATTTTAGCAATATTTCTTTATTATATTATTTATATATTATTTAATATAATTATGCAACAAAATATAGATATAACTTTTAGTGACAATATATTTCTAGTAGGTTTTAAGAAACTTTATGAAATTGAAGAAGTATTTAACATATTAGCGTGTATTCATATAAAGGATGATATTTATTTAGATGAAGGAAAAACTATTAGCATATTTTTTATTATTCCAGAAGAAATGTTAATACATGATAAAAGTAAGAGTAGCGAACAAATTGATACTACAATTTATCAATTGTATGATGAGTTTAAAAATTATAGCAAATTTAAATTTATATTTAATTTTACATTAAGAGAATTTTTAGAGAATATTATACCAAATCTTAATAAAAATACTTTTTGTTATATTTTTGGTCATGGTAATCCTATAATTAAAGATTTAGGTCACCAATCAGAAATAGTTATAGGCGATGATATTTTAACAGGTGAAAAAATAAATCATTTTTTTAATCGAAATGCTAATGGTATTTATCTATTTTTTCAATACGCTTCTTGCTATAATGCATTAATGTTTACTAAAAAAAATATTCATGAACGTATTTTATCAATTCAAGATATTGAATGTCAATCAATGCGCGCTGAATTTTCATGTAAAGCAGTCGCAAAAAATCACCTTTTTTCTCAATATAACAGTTTAAATGATATTTTAGAGAAAAGTAGTCAAAATAATAAAGTATGTATATATAAAAATTTACATATAGATGACATTATAACCTTTACTTTGTATGATAATCATACAGAAAAAGATTACGATTCTTCTAACAGTGACACAGATAATTATGAATATTATGAAAGTTACGCAGGTGTTGGAAATGAAAATTACGAAAGTAGCGGAGGAAAAAGTAGGAAGATTAAAAGGAAGAAGACTAAGAGGAAGAGTAGGAAGAGTAAAAGGAAGAGTAGAAAGACTAAGAGGAAGAGTAGAAAATAATAAAATAAACAGTGGATATATATGAAGAAAAGACCAACACGTATTATTAATACCACTATACCAAATCAGCATATTAATAATATAAGCATTTCAAATCTTATTAATATTTTCAAATGTTCAAGGTGTAATAAATATAACAATATTATTCAATCACCAGTCCAAAATTGTCTTTTTTGCGGAAATCCAAATTATGTTATGAAAAAGTAATTTAGATCTCTACTTTTTTTAAAAGTATATATATAAATGACAACTCCATACGCAGTATCTACAAATATTGGTTCTATGTCCTATAATAATTATGTAAATGCTCCAATCACTGGACCATTAAGCACAAATCAAACACCTGCGCAAATTCCGTATCATAGTTATGGAACATTAGTTGGAATCAGACCAACACCACCTCAATTTTACCCTTCTCAAGAACCTGTTTACGCTGATATGAATACAAATGCCAGATATCATTATTTAAGAACTTCTGTAAGTAATCAAGCGTTGCAACGACAAATAGCTTTAGCAAAAGCGTCATCGCCACAAACATATGTCATTAATTCGTCTCAAAGACAAGTCCCTGTATCGTCTCATACAAATTATATTCCTCCAATTGATGGGTCATTATATATTAATACCCTTAAAGCAAATGCAGTCGGACAAAGTGCGTATAAAGTTGGACTACCAATTGCCGCGCCTATTACAACCAAAAACTATATGCCAAGTAGTACTCGAAGTAGTTTAAGAAGAGCGCGTTCAGGTGGATGTACCGCACCAAAGAAGAAGGGATCTATTTATAATACAAGTTTATCTAATGGACAAGTTTGTGCTTGGGGAGCAATAGTGCGTCAAAATTATTAAGAATTATTAAGAATTATTAATATTTTTATATTTTTTTATATTTACAATATGTATAATATGTCTACGCGTTCATCCGGTTCTTTGACACCCATGTATGGTTTAGGATCACAATCTCGTACTGTAGGTGCTGTTCTTCTTGGCAGTCCTCGTACAAAAGTTGGTTCTGCTAATAGAATATATAACTATGTCGCTGCCACACAAGGCAAGAGTTATGCTTTGCAATACATGAGAGATATTAGTGGTCTCGGTCCTTATATAATTCAAGGTAGCAGACTTGTTTGGAATTAAATAAATATTAACTTATTTTATAATTTACATAAAATATAAAATATAAATTATAAAATTTATAAAAAATTATATACATAATACATATAAATGAACAAATATGTTGTTGAGTTTTTAGGAACTATGCTTCTAGTTTTTGTTATTTTTGTTACAGGAAATTGGGCGGCCATTGGCGCTGCTTTAGCAGTTGGTGTTTTATTGGGCGGTCCTGTTTCGGGTGGTTCATTTAATCCTGCTGTTACCATTTCGCTTTATAGTGCTGGTAAATTATCTCAATCGGATGTGCTACCATATATAATTGTTGAAATTTTAGGTGCTTTAGCTGCTTTTTATGCGTACCAACATTTTGTTAACAAGGCGTAAATAATTTCATAAAATTATAATATAATTTCTTTTAATATATTATAAAATGCCTAAAAGTAATAGAATGAGAAATAGAAGCAGAAGTAGAAGTAGGAAAGGAGGCATGTGGCCTTTTGATAGCGCTTCAACTGGTAGTAGTTATGGTTCATCAATGAGTAGTTTGTGGGACAAACTTACTGGTAAAAAAACAGATAACACATATGATTATGGAGCTGCTAGTATGAATTCTAGTTATGGCGCTGCCGGTATGAATTCCGGATATGGTGCTGCCGGTATGAATTCCGGATATGGAGCTGCTAGTATGAATTCTAGTTATGGTGCTGCCGGTATGAATTCTGGTTACGGAGCTGCCGGTATGAATTCCGGATATGGTGCTGCCGGTATGAATTCTGGTTATAGCGCTGCTAATTACGGAGCTGCTAGTTACGGAGGTAAACGAAGAAGAATGCGTGGAGGAAGTGTTACACCAAATATGCCGCTAACTGGTTTAGCGTCTAGTGCATCTCCTGTTTCTAATATGCAAACAGTTAAGGCACAAACATGGGTTGGTGGAAGAACCAGAAGACGTCGCCATAGACATGGTAAATCGTGTAAACATAGAAAACATTAAATTATAAAATAATATAAAACTTTTGTAATATATTATTTAATATGGAATTAGTAGTTGAATCAGATATATATAGTCCAAGTATTGATGATAAAGGAAATTATATAGATAAAATACCATCTTTTAACAATATAAAGAATGGTCTACGTTGTCCTTGTGGAACTAGAAAAGATAAAACATATGATTGTACATCCTATTTCTCAAATCATATCAAATCAAAAACACATCAAAAATGGTTATCAGACTTAAATATGAATAAGGCAAATTATTTTTTAGAGAATGTTCAATTAAAAGAGACAATAAATAATCAAAAATTAGTAATATCAAAATTAGAAAAGGAAATAAATATAAAATTAAAAACAATTGATTATTTAACTCAACAAATGGCGTTAAAAGATTCAAATCATCATACAATAAATTTATTAGATTTTGACTAAGTATTTTAACGTGATTTTTCAATAAAACGGTGTAAAATATATAACCCAACTACTGCTAATCCTGCAAAATATAATTGCGCAATAATATCATCTGGCATTTCAACAGGTGCCGCATTTTCAGCAATACTTGTCTGAAACGATTCTTTACATTTCGCTTTTGTTATAGGATTTGTTTTATTAGGAAAACTACAAGGGTCTATATTTTGAATGTCAGCAACAGTAACAAAATGTGTTTCACTTGATTTTGTATTATTGTTATTAATTGTTTGCATAGTTATTTCTTGGCATGGTGGTGTTGCACCGGACATAAAAGATTGCAATATTGCGAATGGATTTAGTGCATTTAAATTTCCCATTGATCCTGGTATTAAACCTTCAAAATCTGAAAAGTTTACACCCATTCCACTTGATATAAAAGGAATATCACCATTAGGAACATTATTAATATAAATGTATCTATCAACTTGGTTATTTGAAGCGTCCGATGAATTATCAACACATTTGGCGCCAGTTTTTAGAAAAAATTTGTTTCCTAAAGGTCCACCTGTTGCTGACGCCTTACTTTTTCCTGAAACCAATAATTCTACATAATTAATTAGTCCATCTATATTATTTGATAATTGTTGTATTGTACCTTTATCACTCATACCAATTTGTGAAGGCGATTTGATATTTTTATAATATGGATAGGTAGGACCTAGTAATTTATCTTGAACACCTCCGGCGTCATTTAATACTTGTTGAAATATATTAGACATTATATTAAATTATATAAATATTTTTATTTTATATAATTTAATTTGTTGTAGTAGATGTTGAATTAGATGTTGAATCAGATGTTGAATCAGATGTTGAATCAGATGTTGTAGTTCCAGTTATTTGTGCTTCCGATCCACCAGTCATTTGGTTTGTATAATCATTTTGTGCTTGAACTAAACTATTAACCTGACTTTGTAAACCAGCGTAATTACCACTTAAATCTTGAAATAGTTGTTTTAATCCAGTTAGTTCATCAACCTGTTTCTTTAATACAATAATATTCCCAGCGTTTTGTTGGGCTAATATCATTGGATCTTTACCATAAGGTTTATATTCTGAATCATTATTGGTTAATCCTTCTATAACGCTATCCCCAAAATATGCTAAAAGTATTTGATAAATAATTAAAAAGGAAAAAAATAATACCAATATGTTTATCAATGTTAACATTAATATAATATAATATTACTTTTATTTTCTTTAATAATAATATAAATGTCAACCGCTTATTATCCACAAGGAATGAGATCAATGCCAGCATCAGGATATAACCATAAAAGCACTTATTTTACTAAACAATATTTACCATGGAAGGGAATAGGTCTTGGAAGTAATCCTGTTGGAACAGCTCCTGGACATATTCGACCTTTAACAAATAATGATCCTGGCAACGTATTTCAAACAGGTTTTGGATTGGCGAGACCAATTAAACATTTTAGAAAGGGTAGAGTTATTCCTTCCGAACCTGTGACCGCAAATAATTTAACTGGTAAAGACCCGCATAATAGTAATATTAATATTAATATCAATGAAGCGGATTTAATTAATTACAATATGAATAGATTTGTCGCATCTAGTAAAGGCGCATCATTGGGTGGTGGCGCAGGCGGTCGTGGTTTACTTAATGAAATGCTTGATAATCCAGGCAGTTTTATTATTAAACAAAATACACTAAATGTTAACGGACAATTTAATGATTTACAACAAGATTGTAAAACATGTGAAGGAGTAGGTATTATTTCTTCATATTACCCAAATAATACTTATTTAACAGAGAACCCTGAACCAAATACAATGAATCCTGTTTTATGTTGTAATGAAGAATATAAAGCTAAAAGGCGAGCAATTTACGCTAATACAAATTTAAAGAAAAACTATTACACAACACATAAACAATATTTACAAAATAGATGTAAAACATATGACCAAAAGGTGTTTAATTTTCAACAACCTCGTCCTGTTGAAATTACGGATGCACTACTACAATCAGGTGTTACTGTATCTGAATTAGCAAACGCCAAACCTGGCAGTGCTCTTGCAACAAGCAATACATATGTAGCAAATTGTTATCCTAACGCTGAAATTTATGACGCTACTGAAGATGCATTAGTTATAAAATTGTTGAATATTTTATTAAATATGGGAATAATTACACAAGCGCAAGTGACCGCTTATGAAGCGCTTGAAAATGCGTATAACTTTGATACATTATTTAATTATTTGAACTCTTTACCTGAAAATCAAAAGGTGCGAGCAATTGCTGAATTTGAAGCTTTTATTAATAATCCTTATTGGGGTGTACCATTTGCAGGACCATCAAATCCAAATGGTTGTAAACTTACTGTATATAAACCAAATAATCCTCAGTTTGCAGTTCAAGGTGCTGTTGAAAGTTCTACAAGAATGCTTAAATTGAATGTTGATACTATATCAACAAATGCCGCTGCTATACATAATAAGAATAGTTATATCAATTATGAAAAAAATAAGGTGCCAAATTGTAATAGTCCCACAATATTTCAATTTCAAAATAAGAAACTATGTTACTATAAATCTTTACCTGAATATCAGAATCCCAAATCACAACCAAGTCCATACCGATATTATCCTACTGCTGTATTTAGTTCTAATCACTTCTCTCAATCACCAAATACATATAATACTACATCAGGATCTGCTGCTTATAAATAAATTATTTGTCTAGTTCTACATTTATTCTCTCATTTCGCCAACGTTCAAACACTATTTTGTGGTAGGGATAGTCTTCAATTTTTAAAACCGAATGTTTAAATTCTTCTGTTAAAATTGGGTCTACATTTCCGTTATCAAATGCGTCGTCACGTATGGTTATCTCTAATGACTTATCTAAATTTGTAATTTTTTCAATAGGTATTCTACATTCTGGACAATTAAAATGATTATAATTCATTATTTTATGAATACAATCATTATGAAACATATGATAACAATTAAGTCTAGAACAACTAATAAACTTGTTGTTTTCTTGATTTTCTGGATAAAATAAGGTACATAAACATACAGAACATAATTTATTTAAGAACTCGGATTTATTTGATTTATATAATTGAAAAGGACTCTGATATTCCATTAATATTTTTATATATTTTTCTTTAAGTTGTTTTAACAATTTATTATATAAAATGCAAAGTTTTTCGAAAATCCAAGATTATTTTTGAAAAGTCATTTTTGGACATTTATTTTTGTCCATTTTTGAAAAATGAAAATACTTTTGGGAATTTGAAAAACGTGAATTTTTGAGTTTTTTACTGAGACCATAAAAAAAATTAGCGTCTCACACCTAAAAAAAGTTTTACAAATTTGTGACGATAAATTTTTTTTTGAAAAATATATATGAAAAAATACAAATTTAAAATTATTTTCTATTTTAGTTATATGGAAACGCCAGGAAACGCAATTCTGCCAAATTCTGCTCTGAAATATTATTGTAATTTTTGTGACTATGGAACGTCTAAAAAGAGTAGTTTCGACGACCACAATTTGTCAGCAAAACATAGAATGGAAACCAAAAGTAAACAAATGGAAACGCCAGGAAACGCAATTCTGCCCAAAATGTTTTTTTGTGAAAATTGTGAAAAAAAATTTAAGAATCGTTCTGGATTATGGAAACATAATAAAATTTGTAAAAATAATGATGACATTGATAAAAAAAATGAAGGACCAACAGACAAAGAACTTATGATGATGGTAGTACAACAAAATGCAATGTTAATTAAAGAAAATAGTGAATTTAAAAATATGATGATGGAAGTTATTAAAAATGGGACACATAATACAACACATACAAATTCACATAATAAGACATTTAATTTACAATTATTTTTAAATGAAACGTGTAAGGATGCAATGAATATCATGGATTTTGTTGATTCTCTCAAATTACAACTTTCTGATTTGGAAAATGTGGGAAAACTAGGTTATGTAGATGGTATCTCAAAAATAATAGTACATAATTTAAATTTACTCGATGAAACAAAACGACCAGTTCATTGTACAGATTCAAAGAGAGAAGTAATGTATGTAAAGGATGAAGATAAATGGGAAAAAGAAAATGATAATAAATCAAAAATGAGAAAGGTTATAAAGCATATTACACATAAAAATTCTAAATTATTAAAGGATTTTAAAGCAAAATATCCAGATTGTGAAAAAAGTAATTCTAGGTTCTCAGATAAATATGATAAACTTGTGATAGAAGCGTTTGGAGGTAAAGGTGATAATACAGATGAAAAGGAAAATAAAATTATAAAAAAAATTGCCAAAGAGGTTATAATTGATAAATAAATAATTATATTTACTCAAAATATGATTATTATACTTATATAACATCCTTTATCGTTTCAATTAATTCATTATCTCCAAATACTTCTATAGTTAAATCTATATTTTCTTCTATATTAAATTCTATATTATCTTCTAAATCTTTATTATCTTTATTATCATCATTATCATGATTATTATCATTATTATTCTTATTATCCTTATCATCCTTTACTATAGGTAAAAAAATATTTGTTTTTTCGGAAAATTTATTATAGGGAATTTGTAATTTTTCACACCAATAAACAGATTTTTGTATATTACATTTTTTAATAGTCTCTATTTTTTCATCCTTATTTTTATTTTTAAGAATATTAATTATTTGATCAAGAGATTCTAATTGTTGTTGTCCTATTATAATATTAATATCATCTATTTTGTTAGTAAAATAACACGGTATTTCATAATCAATAATCGATATAATATTTCTATTATTTAAATTTCTTATAAAACTTTGTAATTTATAATAATTAGATTTATGTATTTCTAATTTTGCTTCATCTACAACATTAAAATTTTTACACACTATGTATTTTTCAAAACTAGTTATATTACTTGTGTTTGGTTTTATAATATATACTTTTTCAAATAATGAAGATAATATATATATTAAATCAACAATTGGTTTGTGAAATATATAATCTATTTTTATCATACTTGTACCACCAATAGATTGATATCTTAATATAGTCATCATAAATTCAATTAACTTAGTTATATATAAATTAATATCTTTTTGTGGTTTATTAAAAAAAATAAAATCAAATTTTAAACTATTTATGTTTTTATACATTTCATCGGTGTTATCAGTATAATTTAAAAATATATCATCAAAAATATTATCACGCATCATTTGTATACATTCGTTTGAATCTTCGCAGATTGACGACACATGTAGAGTCTTAATTTGTTTATCATTATATAAATCAAAAATATTCAAAGTTACAAATATTTCTAATAAATCATAAAACACATTAGTTTGGGGTTTTAATTTACTAACAGAATATTTTGATCCAGGAACTTTATTAAAAATATACTCATATGGATGAACTATTTTAATTAATTCGTCATAATTATTAAATAACGCATTATCCTCTTTCGAACAAAGATTATCTATTTGTGTTTTAATATTATTATAAAAATTATATAAACTATAAGATCTATATATTTGACATTCATTAATATCATCTTGAGGATTAACATATAAAAAATTATAAATTTTTGGTAATAAATAATAACTCATTTGATTATTATATATTATTAATTTTTATTTAAGTAATTATTAATTTTTATTTAAGTGATTAAAATTTATTCTTCGTCATCATCTTCAATTATTAATTTTACCGCTTTTTTGGGTTTATCTTCCTTGGGTTTCTTGGTTTTCTTCGCTACTTTTTCAATTACAACCGGAGGTAACTCGTCAACTGCTTCAGTCGCGGCAACAAGCAATAATTTTTTACTCAATTTACGAACCTTAGATTTCTTTTCTTTTCTAACTACTTCTTCCTTAGCAGCAACAGCAACACTAATTGCGTGTTTAGTTTCTTGTGTATTTCTAGTAATACCTGATTCTTCATATTCTCCCAATTCTAACTCAACCTTTTCAGTATTTACTTCTCTGATTTTTTTATAAACAAAATATCTGTTTAAGAATGAAATTTTCTTCTCGAACGCCGTCATATTTGCTGCGTTTTCAAAATCCTTTTCCTTATATTTATTTTTTTTAATTTCTTCTAACATATTGTTAAATAATTCACTAAATAACCCAGAACCTTCTGGTAATCCGAGTTCCTGTGCTTCAACACGGTCAATTATTTTGAAACCATACGCTTCAAAAACACGATCTAAATAATCAAAATTAATCAAGAATTCTTGTATATTTTGGTTAATCGACTCTTGATAAACATCAATTCTGTAACCGATACTACTTGAATCATCATCAAATGTATCCGCACCATAACCCTTAGTTATCTCCCAAATCTTCTTTTCATCTTCCATAATTTTCACACTTTCACCGGTCTTTATTTTTCTTAACATATTAAATACAAGTTTACCATCATAGGCAGTGCCAATAAAGTAACCATTTAATTTTGTACACTCAGCAACGTTTCTCAAAAATCCTTGGAGTGTGTCTGGATTTTCAAAGAAATAGTGCATAGCAAATTGACACGATGAAACATTAAAACCATCTTCACCTTTGCCATATTGTCTCGCTACACCTTTACCGATTTTATCAGATTCTTTAGGTCCATAACCAAACACGGCAGAAGTTATTACTTTTGCTTTATCATTTAACATAGCGTCACCATTTCTAATATTATACGCACTATTGCCATTTACAAATAAAGCGTAAGGCATTGTTTTATTTTGTTTTTTCATGTTTAAATATCTAGCGCAAGCGCCATTTAATCTATTTTCTAAATTGTCTTTTGATATGTCAATACCAAATACAAATGATAATTTTGAAGCAATCCATTTGGGCAAATCACCTGCTTTACCACAAGCGTAATCAATTAAAGTATCACCTTGTTTTGTTACACTTTTAATTAGCAATTTTTTTACATATAAGTTGTGGAAGTTTTTCATAGCTTCTGTTTTTAATTTGCCTGTTGGAGTATTGTAATATACATCTTCACTAACAATTACATCTGGTATACCTTGCCCTGTTCTTATCATATCTTCGGTGATAATACCTACAGGATGTATTGATTTCCAATTTTCATTGGCAGTTTCAAAGGAATTACCATATTGTTTTTGCCCCCTTCTATATTGAGATGTTTTATCATATCTAACTCTTAATGGAACCCATTTCCAACCATCTTCTCTATCAAAATCATATCTAAATTCTACAATTGTATTATCAGTAAAGACATCACCCTCTTCAGAAAACATTTGCTTTACACCATTTTCATCATATCTTAACATAATGTTACAAATTCCCGCATTTGGATCATATGGTTCAGTTGGATAAAAGCGTCTAGGCATATATTCATTTGAGTGACGATTATCCTCATGTTTTTTAAATTCTGGTAATTTATCATCAATTATATCTTGACAAGGATTAATATATCCGTCTTTTTTCTCATCAAAACCGCATCTTAACTCAATTGTTTTATATTCATTTAACTGTGCCATAGCAGAACAAGTATTTAATCCATCTTCAAATAATGGTGTAATTTCATCTTCACCATTGTTAGATTTTACTGTAGTTATCAAGAAATCAACTGTATTTTGATGAGGTGGTTTCCATTTAAATGAATAATCCCATGTGATCTTTGTTTTCGGTCCACATTCACCAATTTTATCAGAACCAACACCAAAATACATATGCGTAAATATTAGACCGTCAGTTTCATATTCAAATCTATGTTGTTCTGCTTTTGACAAAATTTGGTCACAACCATTAAATATACTTTGCTTAGGACTCATTGGATAAAAATCCTTACACATAATTCTCATTGGTGAAATCAAGTCGCCACTCTTTTTATACCTTTGCAAAAATGATTTCACGGTTGTTTCATCTTTTACAGATACATCTGTTATGGAAACCGGTTTTATAATATGTAATAAATAACGAAGTATATAAAAACGCGATTTTTTAACATCTTCATCAACAGTTGACATAAATGGAAATGTTCTGACATCATCTTTTTTGTAATAATAAATATCAAAAGCAGCGTATAAATTTATAAACTTCCCGGTTTTATCATGTGAAATTAATTCACCATCAAATAAACAATCAAAGCATTCTTCATTTTGTGTTTTTGCTCCAGTGAATATAATATCCATGTTAGTATTTATAAGATATATTTTACCCTTATCATTTATAAACATTAAATGACGTTCTCCGTCTGCTTTTTCTGTAACAACAAAATCCTTTCTTATATTAGGATATGTTGAATTCTCATCGATCGTAGCGATATTGGTTCGCTGTAATGTTTTCGAATTGGGACCAATGAAATTCTTATTTTCGATTCTTTTACTTGGATCAAAATTATCCTTCCAAATCATTTTCATGTATGTTTCCATAACTTCTCTCTGTTCAGGATATGAAATAGGATAATTTGTTCCTTGTAATCCACAAAGTACATATTTAATGACTTTTCTTAAAGAAGCAACTATTAATTCAGGTGTGTCAAATGATGTTGCAGGACCAATTCTTGAATTATCGACCTCAATTTCTATTTGATAAATTTCTTGGTTATTGAATACATTTGATTCAGTTGTTGTATAAACGCGCTTCATTTGATCACCCCAGCGTGATCCTTCTTCCTTATCACCGTTTTTAACAATACTAATATCAACATTCACAGGATATTCAGGATGCTTAAATGTTACACGATTCAAGTAACGGAACGTCTTTTTTGATTTTTTCCAATTTTCCATAATAAAGTTTTTAACACCTGTTTTTACTTCTTCTTCAGTATTAAATGTAACCCTAAAATTAAAGTCATTCATGTCTACCGGAAATACCCTTTCTTTCATTTTGTCTTTTTCTATTGTCGCAATTCTTTTATTAATAAAAGAGATCGTAGTAAAGTTTTTTGTATAGATTTCTTTTAAATCATTATTTTTACAGTAATCTTGAATATTATGTAAACCTGAAATCTCAGTTCTTATATCTGACAGTTTAAATTTACCAGTTTTGGGATCAAGAAATTCGCAATTCATACGCAAATAGTATTCACCTATATTGTTGTTAGTGACAAAACCTAATGATTTAAGTTTTTTTATAACATTATCATAATCATTTCGTGTCAGTGGTTTAATACCTTTTGTACCAAATTTTACTTCTAATTCGTACAAAGATTGTATTGAAAAGACATAAGGATTCATGTTATAGAATTTTCTCACTATATTATCAAATTGTTTTTGAGGTGTTTCTTTTACTTTCTCTCTTGGTATTTCCACAATTTCATCTTGAAACATATCTAGAGGAACATCTTTTAATAATTGCGGTATTTCAGGTGGCGTATCTACAGATAACTTAGGTCTCATATGTCTTTTAAGTAAAAGATCATCGTATAACCTATTTCTCAAAATTAACAGTTTTTCCTTTTCTTCTAATGCATCAATACGAGTCTTTTCACTAGATGGCAAAGCATCATATATTTTTACAATATCTGGGTCCTTTAAACCTTTTAGTATTAAACCGAAATCTTCAAGATTATCATAAACGTTAAATTTAAGCATTAACATTTCTTCACGTTCGATTGGGTCTGCAATAAACTCTAACTGTTTTTTAGAATCAGGGTCTAATTTTCTTTTAAATTCTTCTAGTCTTAAACTTAATGGAAATGATGGTGGTGATTCTTCCGGTGATTTAGGTATTATTTTTGGCAAAATAGGAGGTGGTGATTCTTCCGGCGATTTAGGTCTTTTAAGTTTAACTTCTTCAGATGAAGACGAACTAGATATTTCTGGTTCTTGTATTTTTCTATTTAGCATTTCTCTTAACATAACGTATTTTGTTCGAATATTCTTACTATCAAGATTCTCTCTTTCACTTTCCGATAAACTACTCCATAATCTTTGTATTTTAGGGTCAGAAATATTTTTAAGAATTCCTATATGAATATGTTTGTCTTTTGGAAAATCGTGAAATAGTTTTTTCTTTGTTTCAATATCTAAACCTTTAAATATATCATTATATTGTTTATATTCATTACCTAATTCTCCATAATCAACATCATTAAAATTAGGCGTGTCTGATTTTTCACTGGAACTCATTGTTATATATATTATTATACATATTTTTAAATTATAGTTCAATTTTATTTAAAAATATTGTACAATTGCTTCGTATAATTCTTTTTTACCTTTGCTTTTATTTGTCTCTTTATTTATAACATCAATCGCTAATTTCTCACATATTTCAATTAGTTCGGAAAGTTTATATCCTGACATTGACTTTATTGGTTTATCAATATTATCTAACTTATAGAGAGTTGTTTTTATTTGCTCGGAACCTGATGGATTTATTTCGTGACCATATTTATAATTTTGTAGTAAATGTACTGTATGTAATTCATTACTGTCATTCATCAGTAACTCATAATACGTCTTGTTTTTAACAAATAAGACATTCAAATTTTCGATGGCACATAAAGTTAAAAATGTGTTTACATCTAATTGATTCTCGTTTGCTAAATTATTTTCAATATGTGTTAGAGTAGCAAACTTATATGTTTTAACAGTTTGTTTTTCCTTTCGGATTTTTTCAACATATTCGATTTTGAGTTTTTTCTCTGTAAGTATATTTTTGTTTTCAAGCATTTCGTAATTTACGTCACCATGTTTCATAAGATAAAAACACCAAAATAATGTATCTTTCTCTCTTGGAATAAATATAGAGGGTTTCTCAATATTATTTTTACAAAATTTATCTTTGTTTTTTTCTTTTATAGAAGATCCATTTTTATTTGTTGATTCTATTTTCATTTCCAACATTCTTTTCATATTAGTTTCATCTAACATATAATCTTGTAAATTTTTAATTACATGATTATAATTTGTATTTGTATTCATATTTATATTTTGCATCATCTCGGTCATTTTATTTAACTTTGCTTTTATCTTTAATATCTTTTGTAAAATATGTATTTTTATAATCCTCTTTCTCCTTTTCGACCTGATGTAAGGTCACCTCTTGTGTATTAACATATTTAATATAACAATTTAACTCATCTAGCAATTCCTTTTTCAAATCTGATAAATTAATATGAATACCATACTTATTCTCATTAATAGTCACATCTTTATGATTATTTAATATACGAAGGACTTCAATTTGATTAAACTTGTTCATATTTTCAATAGAATCACGAATATAATTTAGTTCACTTACAGAAAAATTATTGACATCATTTGTAGACATAGTTATCTCCATTTTTAAATAATATAGCACGTTGTTTTTATATTTTTATTATATAATAATATAATAAAATGGAAGATGGAATAGAGCGATCAACAATAAATTATGAAAATGAAGATAATGAAACAAAATATATCTATATATTTTTACAATCAAATGGTAATTATATAATTTTTTTTAAAAAAGAAAAAGCAATAGAGTATTCACGAAAAAATAATTGTCATATTGATATTTTAATAGAAACCGAAAATAGTACTTATACTTACACAAAGAATTATTATGAAAACGGTATATTATTTAAAACATAAATTATAAATAGATTAAGTTTATTCATCCTCGATAACAATGCGGGGCATTTTTTTGCTTTCCATAGGAGCAAATTCCTTTTCAACCGAAGGTTTAACAAGTTCACCAATAATAGAGACATATTTATCATTCAATTCAAAACGCTGACCAATTACCCTGACATTAATTTTATCACCCTCTTTTACATCATTAAAATGTGCCACGTTATAATGGTGATCCTTTGCTATAAACACAATAACAGGTGACGGTACTTCGGTTGCGCTTTCGGCGCGAATACCTGCTTTTGTAATATTTTTAGCGACGCACGAAATCAACATTCCTTCCACAGGAAAGCAAACTTCACATTCGAAAATTACCTCAAATGATACTGAACTACCACGATAAATGATACCACTAGAATATGTAATAATTTTTGCCGAGTTCGGTTTAATAAAACCTTCTACAAGACATTTACCCTCAAAATTAGACTTAATATTGTCTTCAATAACTTCCTTTATATTTTTTCCAATGTTAGTAATTGGTAAAACGATATTACGAGTGATTAAACATCTAGAATATATAGTAGTGAGTTTCGATTCCTTTCTTTTAATTTTTTGTTTAGCTACGACAGATTCCATTGTATATATTTTATATACATATTATCTTTTAATTCTTTTTCAATTTTTATTTAATTAAAAAAGAATCTAATATTATTTATAGTTTTATAAAACCTTATAAAATTTATAATATATTGCCAATTCAGGTGTTAAAAAATACCTCTTACTGTCTTTCTCGATATCATTTAAATATCTTAAAACTAGTTCTAATAAAACACACATTTCAGAATGCCCTATCATTTCTTCAATAGGATTTTCATCTTTATCCACAACAATAGCATTATCCTTATCTATTTTAGGTCTAAATATTAATTTATTAAATGTACTTTTATCTAAAAACAAATCCATTTTCTTCAGAGTTTTTTCCTTACCTGATTCGTCACAACGAGCACCTGTGTCTCGTGATGACTCAATATCTTTTGTTTTAAAAGTAAGATATTTATTATTTTTTTCATAACCAATAAAACCCACAATTTTATTGTATTTAGTTTTATCAAAAACCAATTCTTTTTTCGCTTCTTCTGACATAGCAATCTCTCTTTGGTCTTCAGGACCTGCTTCGATCCATTTATTATTTTGATTTAATATTAATATAACTCTTTTATTTAATTTATATAAAATGATTGCTTGAAAATGCTCAGTCTTAATGCTATTTTTTTCAAAATATTTTTTTGCATATCCTTCAACCGAATTTTCTACAATTGTATCAAGAGAATATAAATAATCCATAATATTCAATTTATCTTCATATAATAACGATTCTATCATGTGCGCTACTACAAAACCAATTAGTTTTTGATTGGATATATTATATACCTTGCTCATTTTTTTTATCACAACACCACAATGTTTATACCAATTATCATCGCCTCTTTCTACCCTACCTAATTTATTTTTCTGATATTTATCAGTAATTTCAAAATTAGCGTTAAATTCGTCAATAATTTTTTTACCTTCAATATTTTCTTTTTCTTCTGACTCGGATTGAAAATCTTCTTTTTCTAATTCTGCTATTGTTTTAGAGACCTTTTCAATAGATTTTTTCTTTTTATCTGTAACACCTTGTTTTGGAATATTCTCTCTTATCTCAAAATTTATCATTTCGTGTTTATAATCTATGGGAACAGATCTATCAAAAATCGAAATATTTTTGTCTCGCAGTTCTATTGGTTGAAATAAATAGTATTCGCCAATATTAACTAGTCTGCCATTTCTACCATATTTGTCAACAATAAATTCATTGTTATCATCAATTAATTTTGTTAACGCCGCAAATATTTGTGTTCTAGGGTACTCTTTTGGTGTATTTATAGATGCTATCAAATTATCTTTAATATAAAAAAAACTTTCTTTCATAAGCATTCTAATTCTTTGTAATATTTTTTCAGAATTGTTCATTATAAAATTTTCATTATATGTATCAGAATTTTTTAATCTAGATTCATCAATAGATTTATCATATCTACAAGAATAATCACATTTTGCCATATAATCACACGCTGGTGAAAATGGAGCGTCACCTACTTTGAAATCATCTAAGTGCATACCATTTGATAAAATTTGCTTAACAGGTGTTTTTAAGTTTGCTTCCATTATTTCTTGTGTAAAAAACTTTTGCTCTTGATTAATAATACAATCAACAGCACTTTCTTTTAAAATGCGGGTTACATTTCCTATTTGTATTGCTTTGAATTCAGCAACTCTATATACATATAAATCTGCCGCCTCTTCTTTATTTTCATTACCTAGTATTGTTCCGTGCATAAAAATTTCCACATTTCTCTCTTCGAACTCCAAATCTTTATGTGAGAAATTACGAACCGCACGACCAATAATTTGTTCAATGCGATTCATGTTATACCACGGTTCCAAAATATGGACTTGACGTATAAATTTCAAATCTATACCCTCTGAACCTGCCCTAGATATTAAAACAACCTTTACTTTATGACCATCTTTATTATCTTCACCAGTTAACCCTTTTACCTCAAAATCATTATTTGGTGATATTCTTGGATCACCAGTAATAATTGAATAACGTGCAGGTGTAAAACTCTTTTTATTTTCGGGAACTTTCATAGTTTTTACATCTACAACCTCTGTAGGTCTATCCTTAAATAAAGGTTTGACATTTTCACCATAACGTGTGAAACCCATTTCTTCTAAAGCAAGCGCCATTGGTATTAAACCACTATCAATATATTGGGAATATATCAAAATTACACCACTTGATACAAATCCTGTCTTTGGATAAAAAATATTGTCCAAAACACATTTAATTTTAGAACTATATTTGCCAATCAACTTTTGAGAGAAAATCCTTCCATATTTTTCCAAAGTAGATTTCTTATACTCATAATTACCTTTTGATGGAGGTGATTTTTCATCTACAAAATTCATCATACGCTCCATACCTTGTCTTCCTGTCAACAAATGTGGATCTATTGTTAATTCTCTTCTAGAAACAACACTTTCTTCAGTACTGACACTTGTTTTTGTTTCAGTTTCTTCTGATTCGGCAACTGCTTCAGATTCTTCAACAAAACCTGGTACTTCATCTTCTGAATCCTCATCCTTATCTTGATTTGTATCTTCTTTAGATACAACAGATGCTTTGGAAAATTCCTCATCAAACTTAGTAGATGGTTTTTCCTTTGGTATTAAATCAATCTCATCTTTAAGACCATCATATGGATATGAAATAATTAATGATTCTAGAGGCGTTTGTAATAAAGTATAACCAAATGACTCCATATTTTCAAAATTGGGCATGTCCCTAACTTGACCTTTTTTTGTTGTAATCGAAAAACGCTTATTTTTTAAATTATGGATAATATATCTATAAGCGCAATATTGACATGATCCACAATCACCACAATCGCCAATTTTATTTAGATATAAACTTAATATACGTTTTTTATCCTCATTTAATATTTTAAGATTATTCATTTGATAAGAAGGATAACCAAAACCTATTTTATCTTCATTAATTTTTTTAAATGTATGTGTCTTGGCAAATATATTAGGATAAACTCTATAAGGAAATGTATAAGGGTTTTCTCCTCTAACAAATGAAACATATCCTGTTGCTTTTCTAATTAACAACTCTTCTCCACTTGGTTTAACATTACCATTTTTATCAAATACATTTTTCGCTTCAATGCGCGCACGACGGTCATTCATATTCATCAAATTTAACAACCATATTATTTCTTTATAACTATTATACATTGGGGTTGCTGATAAAAGTAAAAATCGCATGTTTTTCGCTGCTTTAACCAATAATTCCAAATTTATCGCAACCTTTTTATTTTCATTATCGTCCGTTTTACGAATATTATGAACCTCATCAATAACAACTAGTCTATTATCAAATTCACTGCGAAGACGCCTTATAATTTTACTATTTAAAGTTATATTAACATCTTTTAACATCTGTATTTTTGTTTTTTCCCCTTTTTTACTAGGTACTTCACCTTTTTTATGTTTCGATTTTTTATGAATGTCTTCCTCAGTATAATTCATTGTTTTAATAATATAATTCGCAAATTGACCATAACCCAAAAAAATATAGTATGTATTTATAATATTTCTAATTTGACTAATCACTTTTTCCTTTGGCATTCCTTTCATATTCATTGGATTTATTTCTTGTAATAATTTGTTACCTGTACACGCTCTTATATTCCAAATACCATCAATTAGTTTTAACTTGCGCTCATCAAATAATTGTAATTTGAAATTATCCTGTACATTTTCAGAAGCAACAATAATTATTCTTTTACTAATTCCCATTTGTTTCATATAGTCTCGCATTTCTTCGCAAACACCAATAGCACTACATGTTTTTCCCGAACCTAAACCATGATAAAGTAATAAACTATTGTATGGAGTTTGAAAAGACATAAAGTTTTTTACAAATGCTTGATGTGGTTGTAATTCAAAATCCGCGTTTGCTAAAATATCCGATTGTTCCTTAAGTGTTTTACTAAAATCAGGACCTTCATATTTTGTATCATTAAATTCCTTTTTGTTCGCTATTTTTATATTAAAATTTGTATCACTTAAATTAGGGTATAATTCAATATCTAAATAAGGATTTGCTTCTAGATGATTACCTTCAATCAACTCCTTTTTAAGTAAAAATTTATTACAATCTGTTGAATAATAATTTTCATCGTCACAATCGCCTATTTTTTCAAATTGTCTTTTTAAATCATAATCACCAATATTCTCTTCCGAATATCTTAATGATTTATCCTCTTCTAAATTATCAGATGAATCTTCTATAATCAATTGTTTCATTTTACTTTTATTTTCAGACATAATACTATATATTATGAATATAATCTATATTCTTCTAATACTTTATTTATATTTGTAATTAATTTCTTTTTTTCTAAATTATATGGTCTTATCGATTCTAAGCAATTGTCAATTGTCTTCCATTCTATTTTACTCACTTCAGTAACTTGATAATTATCTAAATCTTCTAGTTCTTCATTCATACACGCCAAAAAATATTTGTGTTTATATGATTTATGATTTGTACCAATAAATATTTCTTCAAATGGCATTATATTTTCAACTATACTAATTTTATTTTTATTTATTCCAGTTTCTTCTTCAAATTCACGCAAAGCACATTCTAAATCCCTTTCCTTGTTATTTCTTCTTCCTTTTGGAAATTCCCATTCAGTTTCACACCATCGTGTTTTACTATTTTCAACAATATCTTTTAATGTAATAATCTCATCATTTATAGTAACACCTTGTTTTATTAATTCCATTTTTTTTGATGATGTATATTCTTCATTTTTATATTGTGCATTCATTATTTCACCCCACATTTGTATCCATAAATTTTCAAATGGTTCCACAAGTATTCTCTCTTTTTCTTGTATAGACATTTCATCTACTATTTTTTGTATTTGGTAAATATTATAAGGTGAGTATTTTCCTCTAATAAAATCAATATATCCAAAACTATCCTTTCGCCTTATCATAAGATATTTATAACCATTTTCATTTTTTCTAAATAAAATAATACCATAACTAGTAATAGGTAATTTACATTGATGAAATAGATGACCTTGTTTACCACAGTTATTACATAATATAGTTGTATTTTTACTCATAGTACTAATTAATATAGTTTTTTATATTTAAATAATAATTTATACTATTTTAAATTAATATTCTAATAGTATAAATTATATAATAATATAATAATATAAATGAAACCAGAGTTCAACTTGGGGTTATTTGTTAGAGGAAAAGGTGGAAATCATAAAATAACTGCCTCTACTATTAATTTAGGTTCTACTAAGGGTCGCGGTTCTTCTTCAAGAATGTTTAATTATTGTAAGAAGAGAGAAAATAATCTATACTGCTTAAATAATTTTATTACAATTAATAATTAATTGATAATTATATTTAGATTATATATAATTTATTAAATTTATTATATTACGTTATGTAAAATAAATTTAGAATTTTAAATAAATTAATGTCAAATATTTAACAAAATCATAATTTAATAATTTAATAATTTAATAATTTAACATTTTTTTTATATAATGTTACATTATAAATGAAGCTATTATTAGTGGATAGTCGTGTTGCTGACATTGCAACTATTAAGCGCTCTGTTTTACCCGATGTAGACGTAGTTGTCTTTGATTTCAACGAAGAAACTACTGATAGTTTACTCAGTAAAATTAATAGTAAGGTGTATTCATCTATTGGTTTGTTCCAAGAAAATAAAGATAGTTCATGCTATAACTTTATTAATTCTATGTCTTCCCTTTTAAAAGATGTTGCTATTTATGATAAAAATCTTTATACTTGGGATAGATTTATCAAATTATTTACTAATATTAAAATCAAAACACATTTTTCTACTTTTGACTTAATGGGTTGTGGCATTTATAGTAATAATGATTGGAAATATATAATTAGAAGTTTAGAAACTACATTAGGTGTTAATATTAACGCCTCTACTGACTATACAGGTGACGCTAGTTTAGGTGGTAACTGGATTTTGGAGGAAGGTAATATAAATCTTATTGGTAGTTATTTTAGTAATGATATTAAGCAATATAGACACATTCTTGGCGGTAATGGTCCCGCTACTTATATAATTACTGATGTTGAAACTGATCCTGATACTCAATTAGTTACTGATACTGGTTATGATAATTCTAAACTATATGGTGTGGGTTTAAATGTTACAGATTTGCCTTGGATTGGTAGAACTAATGGTGATCCTAATGGTGTACCTAATTCTCATTATCCTTCATCTTCTGTAAAGACAGTAGACTCTGGTGCTTCAAAAGTATACACACGATGGTTTACAGGTTCATTTTATACTGGTACCAATGGCAAACTCTATGTTGCTGGTAGTAATATTTATGGAAATTTAGGAACAGATGATAAAAATGCTCGCCCCATATGGGGACAGATACCAAATGATTTACTAGATTTAGATACAAATGGTTTGACTGTTGACGATTTATTAACGCTAATTACCTATACTGTAATCTTATTATCAGATGGTTCTTTACATATTACTGGTATAAATAATGGATACGGTATAAACACTAATAAATTTATTAAGTTTTATGATCCATCACAATATGGTGGTAGAAAGGTAAAAGCATTAGGTATAGGAGACTATGATGGATTTAGTTATATTTATGAAGATGGAACTGTTGCATACAGAAGATATACAAATAATATTCTTCACGCTACTATAACTGGTTTACCTGGTCCTGTTAAGCAAATTTGTCTTGATTACCAAAGAATATTTATGTTATTTGAAAATGGTACCGTTTCAATTAGTGGTCCATACAACTATTCTCCTTCAGATAGTAATATTACTATTGGTAAACTTGTTCAGTTACCTACTGGTGTTACTGGATTTAATTTTATATCAAATGGATATGGTAGATTATATTTAATTGATACCAATGGAAATGTATGGTATTATTTAGGAGATTATACACAAGGTAATAATGGGTTTGTTAAAATATACGACGCTCCTTCTAACGGTAATGACAAAGCAGTCGAAGTTAGTTCGTTCGTATCTGTAAACTCTAGCGGTCAATTTATCAATGATAGTTATGGTATAACTGTTGTTAGGACAGAGAGTGGTAAATTATGGATGGGTGGTAAAAATTACAATGGTCTAATGGGCAATAACGCTTCTTTTCCAATAAATGCATTTTACTCAACTCTACAACTTGCTTATACACCAACTTCAGAAAGTGATAAAATAATAAGTGTAATTACTGGAGTAGGCGATGTAATTTTAATTGTTAAAAATGATGGATCTATCTGGGCGTCTGGTTTAAATGATAACTATAGTTTTGGTATTTATAGAGATAATAATACAAATTATATTGTTGATTTGGGAATACACGCTAAATTAGTTAGTTCTAACAGTTTATCTACTGCTATCGTAAATAATCTTGATCAACTATACACTAAGGGACAAAATAATTTTGGTCAATTAGGTTTAGGTGATAAAATAGATAGATCAACATATACACTAGCGTATACACCACCTGCTGGTGTTAAAATATCATATATTTCAATGGGTGGAGGATATATTCCTGGTGGCGCGCAATATGGTAATTTAATGGTTATTTTATCAGATGGTAGAATTTTAGCGTGTGGTAGAAATAATCTCGGTCAAGCAGGATACAATCCTGTTATTGCAGAATCAACAAGTCTTATCGAAATCTACACACCCGACCCAAATGATGAAAACACAAAAGCATTTACATGCTGTGCTGGTACCTTGTATAGTTTGTTTGTATTGAGAAATGGTAAAGTATATATTTGTGATAATGATAATAAACCACCTGCTGTTGTTTATGCACCTGATTTAAATCCAACAGATGTTAATGATAAATATCCTGCCATATATGCTTACGCTGGTGAGAACCATTGTGGTGTAGTTACTGCAGAAGGTTCAGTTTGGTTCAGAGGAATTGATAATTTCGGAAATAATCAATATAGTAACTACTATCCTTATTCAGTATTTGGTTTGGGTTCATTACCTGACGCAGATTTTGACGCTTTATTTCCAGGAGCGTCTATAGTACTTCCTGATAATAACAATTTCTCAGGCGGTAATTATCCTACTTATACTACATACTATAAAAACTCAACTCCTAAAATAAATAGAGTAAATGGATTGAAAACATTTACTAGAACATATAGACCTGAACTTAACAATGGTTTAGGTGCTGTTTTGGTTGGTTGTGGATCTACTTGGTCAGCAATTATTGCGGCAGATGGAAGTGTTATGGTTACTGGATCTAATGAAAGTGGACAATTAGGTCTTGGAAACAACCGATCACCAATCAATCTTCCAACCAGTAGTTGGACTAAATCTTATGGTCCAACACCTGAAAATCCTGTTCCTGCTAAAACCGTTTTGTGTGGAGCAGGAGTAACTTCTATTATTGTTGATGGTAGTGTTTTAGTTACTGGTTATGGTGGTTATGGTACTTTAGGAAACGGTGGTACTTCTACTGTCTATTCATTTACTCCTATGAAAAACGTTACGACATTTGGTACTCTAACAACAGCATATGCTTTAAATGACGCCCAAGCTATTTTAATTACTGCTCCTGCTTTAGGACCATTTAGTGTTCCATCAAAGACATATGATTATACTGATCCTATAACACAGACAAAAACATTTACAGTTACTCCTCCCACATCTACAAGTCAAGGCACATTTAGTTATGAAAGTTCCGATCCCAGTATCGCTTCTATTGACCCTGTAACTGGTGTTATAACAATTAACGGTAATAATAAATTAGGAACTGTTACTATTAGAATTACACAACAACCATGGCAAAATTATACTGACACAACATTTAAAGAGACCACCTTTACAGTTTTACCGATTCCTCCACAATTAGGCGGTTTTAACGCAATTGAAAAATGGTATCTCTCTAGAACATTAGGTGTAAGTCCTTTTACTATTACACCACCTACTACATTAAGCGCTGGTTTATTTAGTTATATCAGTTCTAATACATCAGTAGCGACTGTTTCTGGAAATGCTATATCAATTATTGGTGTTGGTACTTCAACAATTACAGCAACTCAAGCAGCAGATGGTATTTACGCTAGCGATTCTATTACAACAACTCTTACAGTAAATGCTTTACAAAATCCCAATTTGTCTAGTTTCACTGTAGATGATAAACCATATGGTACATTACCATTTACTCCTATATTGCCAACCCATTTGGGATCAGGTGCTATTACCTATAGTATTTCTCCTATAGACAAGGCATCTATTAATTCTACAACTGGTGAAATTACCCTTAATACAACCGGTAAAATAGGTGTTGTTACAGTAACTGCTTCATTGGAAGATAGTGGTATTTATGACGCCGCTACAACCTCTACTACATTTTCTATTACTCCTTTAGATCCTGAGTTGGCAGATTTTTCTGTTGCTAATGCGACATATGGTGACGCTGCTTTTCCAATTATACCTCCAACTACATTAAGTGCCGGAGCATTTACATATACATTTTTAAATGTTGCTGATGACAATGAAAATACTAGTGTATTATCTCAATCTGGATCAAATTTTGAAATTGTTGGCGCTGGTACAGTAAGAGTTAAAGCAACACAAGCGGCAGATGGTATTTATACGGCATCATCTATTATAACAACAATGACTGTTGCAAAAGCGGCGACTGTTTATAATAATTGGGATATTCCTAGAAGACCCTTAAATTATTTTGAAAAGACAGGTTTGCAATTGTTTGTTAATGATCCTATACAAGTTCCATACTCAAATGCTATATCTGGAACCACAAGTACAGGTGCTTTTACATACAGTAGTTCTGATAGTAGTATTGCTAGTGTAAACGCTACAACAGGTGAACTCACACTTAATGGTATTGGTGAAACAATAATTAGTATTACACAAGCAGAAACTGCTAATTTCTTACAGGGAACTAATTCAACAACATTCAGAGTTACCAATCCCGCTCCTATTTTTGGTCTTTTTACAATTGGTGTTAAGAGATATGGTGACGCTCCTTTTACAGTAACTGCTCCTACATCAACAAATCCTTATCGTGTTTTTACATTTACTAGTTCAGATCCTAGTAAAGCAACTATTACAAGAATAGATGATGAACACGCAACCGTTACAATTATTTCTACTGGTCATGTTGATATTATTTGTACACAAGCCGAAACAGAAGATTTTAGTGAGACATCTATTACTTTTGACTTAAACATACTTAAAATTGTTACTATATTAGGTGATCTTACAATTCCAACTGGTAAAAATTATTTGAGTAGTCCATTCAGTATTTTAGCGCCAACTTCAAGTCGTTTGGGTTCATTTACATTTGCCAGTTCTAATCCAAGTGTAGCTACAATTGACGAAACAACTGGTGTAGTCTCTATTACAGGTGCTGGTACAACTACTATATCATGTACTCAAGATGAAACTATATACTATTATTCTGAGACTGTTAGTGGTACACTTAGTGTAGCGAAGGCTCCTTCTCAAATAACCAGTACTTTCTCTAACTTATCTGTCAATTATGACTCTTCCTCAGTAACATTAGAAGATCCTACTACTACAAGCACAGATACTAATGTTTTTTCATATACTAGCTCTAACACAACCGTTGCATCGATATCAGGAAATGTTTTAACATTTGTAAACGCTGGCACTGCTGTAATTACTTGTACACTATTAGAATCTGATAACTATCAATCTAGTTCAACTACATTTAATGTGACTATTTCTCCCATTAATACAACTTATCCTAATGGATGGAGTATTCCAGATTTAACATATGCTCCTGGACTAGTAATTACAATTCCTGAACCAGTTTCTGCCAATCCAGGTACATTTACTTATACAAGTAGTAATACAGCAATTGCTTCTGTAAGTGGCAACCAATTATCTATTTTACAAGCAGGAATCATTACTCTAACTGCTGTTGAATCTACTACAAATAATTTCAATTCTGGAACTATTAGTACATCATTACTAATTTTAAGAGCTACACCCACAGTTGGATCATTTAGTGTACAACCTGCAACATTTGGAGACGCGCCATTTTCACTTACAGTTCCTCAAACTGATAGTGATGGATCTTGGACTTTTACAAGTAGTGATGAAACTGTCGCTACTATTAATGGTACAACTATTACTATTTTAGCTGCTGGAACAATTACAATTACTGCTGTTTTACCAATAACATCAAAATATGCCACTGCTACAACAACCACTTCATTTGTTATCAATAAGAAAACACCAACAATAACTGGTTTTGCGGATATAATAAAAGAATACGGAGATGCTCCATTTACTGTTACTACCATAGCATCAGATAGTAATGTTCCATTTAGTTATAGTAGTTCTAATACAGCATCGGTGACAGTAGGTGTTCTGACTGGTTTGATAACAATAGTTGGAGGTGGTTCAAGCACAATAACTATAAGTCAAGCAGAATCAGATAATTATACTTCCGCAAGTGTTGAATTTTTAGTAACAGTTGGAAAAGTACATCCTGTGTTGAGTCCATATATTTTGTCAGAAGATCCATTACGTTATTTTGACGCTCCATTTACTGCACCAGCGCTTGAAACAACAAGTAATGCTCCTGTCACTTATTCTATTTCAAATTCTAGTATAGCAAGTATTAATTCAAATACAAGATTATTTACACCTAACAGAATAGGTACAACAACAATGACAATTTCTCAACCCGAAAACAATAATTTCTATGCTGCGGAAATTACAGTACCTTTAACAATTGGTATTTGTTTCCCTGCTGGTACACCTGTTACAACTGACCAAGGTATTATTGCAATTGAAAAAATCAATCCTAAGGTTAACACAATTAGAGGTAATAAGATTGTTGCTATTACTAAAACAATAACACCTCAAAAGCATATTGTTGTAATTGAAAAGGATGCGATAGATATGAATATGCCCAGTCGCAATACTTTTATTAGTATGAACCATTGTGTCTTGTATAAAGGTAAGATGGAGCGCGCTAGAGATTTAGTAAGTAAAGTAGATGGTGTATACTTAAAGAAATATAATGGTGAGGTTCTTTACAATGTTTTACTAGATAAGCATAGTAAGATGATTGTGAATAATCTAATTGTTGAAACATTAGATCCTACTAACATTGTAGCTAAATTGTACAATGGAAACTATACACCTGAAGAATTTAACAAGATTTCTGTTGAGATAAGTACTGCGGTTGCTAAGGATGACAAGAAACAATATGAAAAGATTTACAAATCATTAAAATAAATAAATTATTTCCTTTTGGTGGATATAATAAAATAAATTTAAAGAAAGTAATATAGTTTAATAATTAATATTTTTATAATTGAAAATATTAATGACTTATCTAGACCCAAAAATATGGGGACCACATTATTGGTTCTTTATACATACAGTAGCGATGACATATCCAGTTAGACCCAACGCTGTTACAAAAAAGAAGTATTACGAGTTTATCCAGAATTTGCCATTATTTATTCCTGTTGAAAATATATCAGGAGAATTTAGTAAATTAATTGATAAATATCCAGTAACACCTTATCTGGACAATAGAGAATCATTAATACGATGGACGCATTTTATTCATAACAAAATAAATCAGAAACTGGAAAAACCGCAAATATCATTGAGTGAATTTTACATAAAATATTATGAAGAATATAAATCTCAAAATGTAAAAATGGTAGAATATTATAAGTTTAGAGAGAAGATAATATTTTGTGGAATTATTCTAACAATTGCTGGAACAATATATTATTTATATGATAAATAATACTTTTTTTTAAAAGATATATATATACGGAAATGTATAAAAATAATAAAGAAGGAGGAAAAGTATTAGCCTCAGGTGGGTTTGGTTGTGTTTTTACTCCAGCTTTAAAATGCGAAGGTTCTACAAGCAGAAGTAGAGAGAAAAACAAAATATCAAAACTTATGATTGAGAAATATGCTTTACAAGAATATGAAGAAATTAATAAATATAGAAAAATTCTAGAAACCGTTCCTAATTATGAAGATTATTACATGCTTTATGACATAAGCATTTGTAAACCAGCGAAATTAACTACAACGGATCTACAAAATTTTAAAAAATGTACTGCATTGCCTAAAAAAAATATTACAAAACAAAACATAAATAGTTCACTCGACAAAGTTATGACATTAAATATGCCAAATGGAGGTTTACCTGTGGATGATTATTTATATGAGGACGGTTCATTCCAAAAAATGTACGATCTACACGTAGTTTTAGTAAATTTGTTAAAAAATGGTGTTGTACAAATGAATAATAAAAATATATATCATTGTGATATTAAAGACGCTAATGTTTTGGTTGATACATCGTTATCTAATAAAATAAAAACAAGACTAATTGATTGGGGATTATCATGTGAATATATTCCTTTTAAAAATAATCCATTTCCAAGTACTTGGAGAAACAGACCCTTACAATTTAATGTGCCATTTTCTGTAATTTTGTTTTCAGATGCGTTTATTGAGAAATATACCAAATTTTTAAAAGATAATGGCGTTGTAAATGACAACGATAAAGACAAATTGACTGAATTAAAACTAAAACCATTTGTATTGGACTATGTTAAATTTTGGATGGATGAAAGGGGAGCAGGTCATTATAAATATATTAATGAAGTAATGTTCATGTTATTTAGTAATGATTTAATAGACGTTGATGAAAAAGACAAACCACAAGAGATTGAAACACAGATAACAATGGAATATATTGTAGATTATATTGTAGATGTTTTATTACATTTTACAAAATTTAAAGAAGATGGTTCATTAGATTTAAGACAATATTTAGATAACGTTTTTATTGAAATTGTAGATATTTGGGGGTTTATTATGATTTATGTTCCTATTATTGAATTACTATCAAATAGTTATCAATCTTTAACAAAAACAGAACTGAAAATATTTAAGCAATTACAGTTTATTTTTGTTGAATATTTGTATAATCCAAGACACGAACCAATTGATATGGATACATTATTTTCGGATTTGAAAATTGTAGGAGATTTATTACATATTAAATTAACTGGTAAAAAACCAATAACACCCCCTAAATCAATTTCTCCAAAAAGTGATACTAAAAAATATTTAGCGAAAGGTCTGAATAAAAAGACCCGAAAAAATAATTTAGTAAACAATAAAAAAACACGCGTTTCATTTAGACGTGGACCTAAAAAGAGAAGATTTAAGAATCCATATTTTTTATCTAAAAAAATAAAATAAAATAAAATTATATTTATTTATTATATAAAATGAACAAACGTTTTGAAGAACTTTGTACTCCGGCAAAATTATATTTTGTTTTGGCTGTTCTCTCTTGTATAATCGCATTGTTTAACGGTGTTGGATTTATGCACGTCGCTGTTAATTTGATAATCGCGTTTTTATGGACCGCTGCTTTGAGTTGGATTTGCGGAAAAGGATTCACTGGTATTTCTTGGTTTTTGGTTTTGCTTCCTTACATTGTTATGTTGTTGGTATTTTTTAAAATATCAAAGGATATCTCCAAGTCTCAAATTATGATGGTTGTTCCTCCCTCGGCAAGTCAGCAAATGATGATGTAAATAAAATATTTTAATAATTTGAATAAAAATATTTTATATTTTAACTATTACTCTAAAACGAATAATCATTGTCTAAAAATGCTTTAAACAAATAAAACGCCTCCTTGGGTTTATATGTAGGGACCTCGTGTCCAGCAAAATGTACCGTCGCAAATATTAGACGTGATTCTTTCGAAAAAGGGGTGTCAAATTGCGTAATATATCCAGCAGTTTGACCGTCGATTTGCCACACCTTCCACATTTCGTTTGTTTTAACAGGATATCCTAAATCCCATATCCATTTTTGTGTGCCAATTGTTCCACACACGCTATCATCGTCACCAGAATAAACAAGAATGCGCAAGTTTTTGTCACTTACTGAATTCAATAGTTCATTATAGTAGTGTTCCATTGGCACCATTTTGTCTAAATATTCATACTTCACAGTTCTAGAGCATTCGTCCCATGTTATATCGGATTTCACATGTAGCGCCTCTTTTACGTCAACTTTGTTTAGATAATCAGACGCGTAGTTATCTTCACAAGGTTGATAATTATCTTTTAATGGCACCGAGTCAAATATAGAAGTAAACGCTGCTATGACATCAGCGTCATTATTCTCAATAATAATATCGTAAAACATATTGGTAGTCCACGCTTGTTGCGCAGAAACGCAAACAGGATAATCAAGAGCATATGGATTCAAATTGCCAATTTTCTTCATAAAATCAAGAATGTATGTACTACATACAGAACTATTAAATTGATTTTTCACATCTAAACAACCACTGGCAACATATTTATCCCATGATGGTTTTGGCAATAATTGTTTACCCCAATATGTTTCCATTTCCGCGCCAACTCCGGAATAGTAATCAGTATAAGGGTTACCAACTGCAAAACCTTTAAAGTTAAGTTTATTTTCACCATTTTGTTCATTATACTTAACAATAGCGTCAGCTAAAGTGGGCATATAATGTCCACCGTAACTTTCAGATGTAATATATAAAGGCGAATTGGCGTACTCAGGAAATCTTTTCAAAAACTGTAAAATGGTCTCTAAATTGTCTTGCGCTGCTTGCGAATCGCCAATTCTATAGTCATCACTATTATCAGAATAAGAAAATCCAACACCAACAGGTTGCTCTAAAAATACCATGTTTGCAATTTTATTCCATCTCCATTCATTGATTTGTAGATTACCTTTATTATCAGGTCTAAAGGGTCCTTGCTCAGTTAAGAATCCGATTAATCCGGAACATCCAGGTCCACCGTTTGTCCAAAATACAAGCGGATCATCAAGAGGATTTTGTTCCGATTCTACAAACCAATAATGGATTTGTTTTTTGGAGGTACCAAGGTTCAAATAACCACTAAATTGGTTGAAATCTAGTGCGTCATTAAGACCAGGTAACTGTGTTATTTGATCATTTATCGCCTCGATTGTATAAGGAATTTCAAATGAAGACACGAGAGAAAATAATGAAACAATACCAAAAAGAATGTTTGCCAATTTCATTTTTATAATATATTAGTATATTATTTATTATTATTATTATTATTATTTATTATAATATATATAATGAGATTAGAGATATTTGTATTAGGATTAACGGCATTTTTTATTTATAATGCGTATAATGACGGCAAATATACAAAAATGTTATTTACCTTTAAGAAATATTACAAGATGATTTTTTACGCACTTTTAGGCGTTGGTATTTACGTACTTTTAAAGAGAAATCCAAACCAAGGACGTAATATGTTGTTATACGCTAACAATGTTGTTAAATTTATGCCAATTGATAAAACATCTATGGATATGATTAGTCCTATTTTCGATTTTACATCAACATGTGACAGAAGTTTTATGGAATCATTTAATAATATTGATGATAGTAATTTAATGGGATCCTCTGGATTGTGTAATTCAGATAAAAGAATAGTAAATTCAGGAAAAAATGGTACAAAACGTTCTGTTAGTGAAACTAAAAAGAAATATGTAGCGTCACAACAAGATTGGAAATGTGGACATTGTCAATCTCAACTCGACCATACATTTGAGATTGATCACAGAGTACGTTTAGAGTATGGTGGAGGCAATGATGTCCAAAACTTGGTTGCTTTATGTAGAAATTGTCATGGAAAAAAAACAGCCAGTGAAAATATGTAGATTCTCAAAAAAGTTATAGAAAAAATATTATTGTATAATATTAATATATGAATTCACAACCAGCAATTTCAAGTTACAATATGTTACCAGTTTTTCAAACATCAAAAACATTATATATTCTTTCATTTATTATTGCTGTTATGATGATTGGTATGTTTATGATTCTATATAATATTAAGACACCGAGTAATATTCCAGCGATGGATAAAACCAATGAACAAATAACATATAATGTCTTGATAGTAATGTTTATTTTATTGTTAGTTGTAGCAATATCTATTAGACTTTTACCAGATGGTTCCAAAATAATAGATTTTTTCTCTCAAATTAAATGGGTTGGTTTTATATTATTTTATACACTAGGTTTAATTTTATTTTTTAGATTAACACCTCTTGATATAATAAATAAATATGCCAGTATCATTCTTATAGTGTCAGCATTAATAGGATTAACACTTTTTTATAAAGCAATTGTAACCAATTATATTTATAGTTTTAATGTCAACTATGAAAGAATAAAGTCCTTGTTGTTATTATTCTTTTTTATAACAATAATAATCTTATTTTACTCCTTTAATCCAGGTGGGTATATAACTAAATATTTCGGATCTTCATTAATATTTACTGTTGTTTTGGCAGTTTTAGCGTTGTTATATGTTGTAATTCTTTTATTTTTGCCTGATACTATTGGAATTGGAGCAACAAATTTACTGAGCAATTTTACAAACTTTTCGGTGTATAGTAGTATTTTATTTGTTATATTTTTAGTTGTAATGACTATTATAATATCAACGTATCCAGGTGGAATCGCTGAAATCACTAAAAAAAATACCGTATGGGCGTTCATCCTTTTTATTTTTATTGTTTTATTATGGATTATAATGATAGGTTCTAATTTATTTGACGGTTCAAGTAGTGCAACAACCGATAGTAAAATAGACTTATTTAAAAAGGCGTTATTATATTTATCAGGTTTAATTGTTTCAGGTTTATTGATTTTTTGGCTTGTTTATAATATAGAAAATTTATCAGGCAAGTCAAGTATTACAAGTTTTATATTAAATTTATTAATTGTAATTATTGTTTTGGCGTTGATTTACAGAACAATGAATGTAAAAATACCTGATACTAATACAAACGCTAAAAAGAATGCATTTTTTGATATGATTATAAACCTAATTTTTTACATACCTTGTTTATTTTTAAATACATTTGATTCGGTTATGAATTATGGTAAAAAAATGAAGGGTACTCCTGAAGCACCAGGTTATTTTACAAAAGAGAAAAATTCATTTATAATGTTATTTTCTGTTATTATACTAATACTTTTGTATATTTTTGGTCCCATTTTATATAATAAAATCTTTTTACAGGGTGGAAAATTATTAGTAAATAATCCGGTTAATACTAATAAAGAATATGCATTAGGAACATATGAAGAGTTAAATGGTAGCGAAAATTTTGATTATCAATATGCTATATCATCTTGGGTTTTTATAAATTCCGATGCTCCAAATACGAATGAATCTTATAATAAATATACAACTTTATTAAATTTTGGAGGCAAACCTAATATACTGTATAATGGTAGCACAAATTCTTTGATGGTAACTATGGAACAAAAAGATTTAAAACAAAAAACAACAAATAATTTGTTAGATTTTGACGAAGAAGGTAATCGAATTCTTTATATAAAACATGGTGTCTTATTACAAAAATGGAATAATATCATAATTAATTATAATGGAGGTATTTTAGATATTTTTTTAAATGGTGAACTTGTAAAATCAGATATAGGTGTAGTGCCATATTATACTTTAGATAGTTTAACAATAGGAAAAGATGGTGGTATTAATGGAGGAATATGTAATGTAGTCTACTTTAAGAAACCGCTAACCGCCTTTAATATTTATTTGTTATATAATATGATTAAAAACAAAACCCCTCCAGTAATAAATGATTCTAATTTGACTATTATGAAAAATAATTATACAACTGCAAGTAGTTCTTATAAAGAAACTTTTTAAATAGCAAATGTTAAAATAATTGATTTAATTATTTGATTTAATTATTTGATTTAATTATTTGATTTAATTAAATAAAAACTAGAAAATTTCTAAATCTATATTATACAATGAGCGCTCTTAGTATTGTCGTTATGATTCTAATAATTGTTTTATTGGTTATTATATGGAAATATGTATTATCTGATCCGTTTACTTTACAATCGATGCAAAACGGACAAACTGCGTCTACAATTGCAGCGTCTTCTTTAGCAACAAATGGTACAGGTGTTCCCTCTAGTAATTTTGCGTACTCTATTTGGTTTTACATTAATGACTGGAATTATCGTTATGGAGAACCCAAGGTTATTTTTGGTAGAATGGGATCCAAGAGTACAAATGGTTCTGGTTCAGTATCTGGAATAAACGGTCTTGATCCATGCCCGGCGGTTGTTTTAGGTGCAGTTGAGAATAACCTTTCTGTATCTTTAGGTTGTTATCCTGGCGCTAATCAAGAACCAATACCACCTGCTACTTCTTCAACTTCAACTTCTTCTACTTCAACTTCTTCTACACCTACACCAACTACTGTTTTACATACTTGTAACATAACTAATATCCCAATTCAAAAATGGGTCAATTTAACCCTAAGTGTTTATGGTAGATCAATGGATCTTTACATTGACGGTAAATTGGTAAGAACATGTTTATTGCCTGGTGTAGCGAGTGTTAATAATAACTCAAATGTTTATGTAACACCTGCAGGTGGATTTGATGGATGGACATCAAAATTTCAATATTTCCCAAATTCAATTAATCCTCAAGAAGCGTGGAATATTTATTCAAAAGGATACGGTAGTTGGTCTTCTATGTTAAGTTCATACCAATTACAAATTGCTTTGGTTGAAAATGGTCAAACACAAAGTAGTGTTACTATTTAGAACTTTAACACTATTAAATTTTCTTATTTATTTATATATAATGAGTGAAAACGACACATTTAAATCATTTTCTACAAGTAATGGAAATTATGGTTCTCAATCTTTTTTGGAATCAAATAGTTTAGTAGCTAAATTCGCATTTTTACTTTTAGTTATTTTCGCTTTTGTTATATTGTTAAGAGTTGGAATTTCAGCGCTAACTTATTTTACTGCTCCATCTACTTCACCCCATTTAATTGATGGTATGGTTGATGCTAAACAAATGATCATTTTTCCACAAGATCCTAGTAGTAATGGCGCTGTTACTATTTATAGGTCAGTTAACGCTGGAGACGGTATTGAATTCACATGGTCTGTATGGATTTTTATTAATAGTCTACAATATCTTGAAGGTCAATATAAACATATTTTTTACAAAGGAAATAGTAATTTAGAACAAAATGGATTAAATTTCCCTAATAACGCACCTGGATTATATTTAGCGCCAAATACAAACTCTCTTATTGTTATGATGAATACATTCAATGTAATTAATGAAGAAGTCGTTATTCCTGATGTTCCACTTAATAAATGGTTTAATGTTATTATTCGATGTAAAAATACTACTCTTGATGTTTACGTCAACGGAACTATTGTTAGAAGTGTTAATTTAATCGGTGTACCAAAACAAAATTATGGTGATGTTTACGTTGGAATGAATGGTGGTTTTGACGGCAATATTTCTAATTTATGGTATTATGACTACGCTTTAGGAACATCTGAAATACAAAAAATAATGAATAATGGTCCAAATACTACACTTGTTGGAAGCAGCAGTGGTATGACTGATAAACTTACAAATTATTTGTCATTGCGATGGTACTTTTATGGAGCAGGTGATTCATATAATCCAAGTATTCATTAAACCCTTGAATATTTATTAATTATTATTTATTAAATAATTAATAATTAATCTATATATAAATAATGTCATATAACCCTAAACCACCAAGAGTATGGTCTAGAGTACAAAATCGATGTACATTTGTTGATAACGGCACAAATAATTCAGTTTTTTTACCTTTAACTGGTAAAACTGGTACACAATTAGAAGCTGAGTATCAATTACAAATGTTGCGCAAAGGTAATATTTTACAATATAAAAATAATAGTTCAAGTCTAACAAAAAATCAACGATATACACAAATTTGTAAAGGTATGTGGACAAATAGAACCAAATCTTACGCTACACAAACACAAACATATACGAATCCAAATACGTCTAATTTACAGCAAGTTAACTTTACAAGCGTTCCTACAAATGGGAATACAACCTATATTCCAGGACCTTTTAATTTTAATATACCGGCGCCATATGGTTGTACAAATAATACAATTAAAGATGGTGGTAGTTTACTTTGTAATACGATTGTTAATCCTTGTACTGATGAAGTAATTGAAAGAACTAGAGTTATAAATTGTTATCCTACTTCTAGTTCTGATGTTCCTGGACCTATTCAAGAATTGTGCTGGGATTCTAAATTGGATACATGGTATCCTAGACAGCGTTATATTATGCCTACAAGTGGAACCAAATGGCCTGAAGGATATAAGGGTTTGGTTAGCGCTGTTGCTCCGAATCCTCCATATCTAATGATTGATGTTAGTGGTAATATAGCAATTTTAACATGGGAACTTCTCTCTAATAACTGTCTTCCTATTAGTAGTTTTAATATTTATGAAGATGACAAATTAATAGCAAATGTTCCTTATACAACTATTAGTTATAGTGTTCTATTAACAGATTGTATAAATTATAATTTTTATGTTACAGCACTTAGTACAAAAATTGAATCAAGACCATCTAATATTGTTAATGGTCATAAAGAAGCGACATTTGTAGTAATAGGTGGTATTCAAACATATGATCCTTCAACTGAAATATATACAGTAGTTTTTAATTCTTCAGGAACAATCCAATTTTTCTGTCAAGATTCTACTAATAATCCAATAAGTGTTGTATTAATTGGAGGTGGAGGTGGAGGTTCTGGTGGTTCTAATACATATAATACAACTATAAAAGGAGGTGGAGGTGGGGGTGGTGGACAAACACATGTTTTTACAACAAATAGTTACACAAATAATGTTATTTATAATATTAATATTGGTAATGGTGGAAGTGGTGGTTTACCTTTGGGCGGTTCTGGTGGTAATGGTAGTGATGGTAATCAATCTAGTTTAAATCTTACTACAACATATATAGCATTAGGTGGACAAGGAGGTCAAGCATCTCAAGGTGGAGATGGAGGTGGATCTGGAACAAATGGCGGTGCGGTATCTGAACCAACTGCGACTCCATCATATTCAAATGGTAATGGTGGTTCAGGTATAAATTTAGGAACTTTATATGGTGGAGGTGGAGGTGGTGGTGGAGCAAATGGAGCAACAACTGCACCTGTCGGTTCTGGAAATGTTGCTGGTGGTGGTGGAGGCGGAGTTGCTTATAATGTAATATCTGGTTTAATAGCAACTGCTGGTGGTGGTGGTGGTGGTGGCACATCTGGAGGTTCAGGTTTTGCTGGTGGTATAGGAGGTTTACTCTATGGAGGAACTGGCGCTAACTCAAATGGAAGTGCTGGTTCTAATGGCACATACGGAGGCGGAGGCGGAGGTGGTAGTGGAGCACAAAATTCTACTACTCCCCCTTATTATGGCGCTAATTATGGTGGTAACGGTGGAAATGGATTATGTATTTTAAATTTTAAATTAACAAGTTTATAATTATGATCTCAAATTAGGGTTAATACAGATTTCTTGACTAGGGAATATGTCACCTGACATACATTTATCATTCACACCCACTTGTGCGCAAGTTCTAAAACCTCGGTCTTCACCAATATAACACCATCCTGATTTAGGAGGACCACTCTGAATACTGCTGCTCGCCTCATCAGCTTCATAATCATTATTCGATTGTTGTTTATTTTGGGATGAATTCAACGCTTTATTTAAACTATTATTAGACATCACATCCGGTTGATTTTGTGTAACAGGAACTGATGAAACTGACGTATTGGGTTTATTAGGTGTAATATTACTATTTGGTGTAACATTCTGAATTGCAGTTAAACCGGTATTAATTGCACTGGCACCTGTATCTACGACTGCTTTCCCACCTTCAGCGCTGACATCAATAACCTGACCGGTTACTTTACCAAAAAAACTAGAAATAAAATTAACAACTGGACCCAAAATATTATTTAATTGTTCTGTTCCTTTCGCTAAATAAAGAAATATATTAAAACCTAAAAATGTTAAAATTAATATTACTAACAACCATGTTGTCGCGTTCATATTTTTGATACTATCTAAAATTCCTTCACCACTACTTGATGATATAGTTGATGTACTACTAGATGATGAAAAATTAGGCATCGATGGCAATGAATTATCACTCGACTGTAAAATTGAATTAGTTAAACTATTAGAACTCATTATAATAAAAATATATATATTATTTTATTATAATTCGCGCATTATTTAAATGTTAGTAAATACATGAATTTATTTAGATCACCGAGGATTTCATCGCGAATATTAAATAAATCTGAATTGCTCATAGTACTTAAAGCTCTGTTATTATCTAGACCAACTAAAATGCTTTTAATTGACATTATTTTTGATTTTAAACTTTCTTGTGAATTTAAATCGATTAATTTAATAGTTTTATTATTCATCAAATCAATTCTAGAACCAGTTTTACCTAAAAGAACCTCTATAAAATTGTCAATATGGTCATTTAAAGAAGCGTAAAGTTCATCGGTTGCTTTATGAGTTGCGTAACTATGTGTTTTCCAATGAAATAATTTAATCATTATTAGCATTTCTAGAAATAAAACTGTAATTTGTTTTTGAAACGCAGTTAGTGATGTACCTCGATTTTTACGAGAAATAATGTTATTTGTTCTTCTTCTAAAAGTTTTTGGCATTATATAAATATTAAATATTAAATATTATTTTTGTTTATTTATATTTATTTATTTATATTTATTTATAATCTTGGAATAAATGTCTCTCCAAATGAATTCATCTTCTCTAATTTTTCTATTGTTTTTTCTAAATTTGATGACTTTAGGTCCTTAAATAGATAATCTGTTCCGGGAGATACTTCATTCTTTTTTATTTGTTTATATACCATATCAATTTTTGACAAAACATTGCTTACTATTTCTTGTTGTGATTTTCTTATTATTTCCTCATCAACTGATATATTTTCACATAAAAGTGAAACTACAAAATACAATATGTATTTGCGTTTTTTATTACAACCACTTGTATATTTTAATGTAAATAATTGTAACAATGCGTTAATGATCTTAACTATAATTTTTGATCGTTTATTCGCTTCCTTTAAAAATATATCCCAAACTATCCATATAATATCCATTTGATTCTTACTATCAACCGGAATTTGTGATCTTCTCTCGCATTTACATTTTTCTTTTCTATTTTTACAAACAGTCTCAAATTCTATTATCCATTCAATCCAATAACAAGCGTTAATAATATTTTTTCCATCAGCAGATATATTGTACGCTAATTCATTTATAGAAACAAACAGTTCCTTTGGATCATCTTTTAAAAATACATCATTTGCATAATTAATTGTAGGTGCTTTAAAACGATCTGTCATTTGTGTCATATCAAAATCTTCTTTTCTTATTTTAATATTATCAAAACTATGTTTTCTTTTAGCGTCACATAAAATACACATTATTTCGCAAAATAATCGCCGTATTTTCTCACTATTTCTTAATCTCAATTCATTATCAGTGTAACCATTATTAATAATATCCTTAAAATTATTTATTCTCAATTCTAGATAAATTGCTATTTTAGGATTGCCTAAATGTATGTATTTACTATAAAAAAATAAAATGATTTCCCATAATTCAGTATAATGACCAGCGCAAATTAATTCAGCGCTCCAATAGCACGCTGGTTCTATTTTAGAATTAGTCAAACTATTTAGCAATTCTTTTCGAACATCTGTTTTTTTGAAATTAGAAAAGGTTATTCCTTTAAAATCTCCTGGACCTCTTATATCATTAATTTCTGAATCGGACATATAATAAAAAAATATACAAAAAAAATAACAACAATACATATAGATGAAAAATATGGATCCATTAAAATCAATTTCAAATATTTATAGCAAATTGTCAAATTTTGGAAAAGTTCTAATATTTATTACTTTGTTTTTGATTACAATCGTGTTTTTTAAATCCATAGAAATACCAAATCTTAATAAAGAAGGATTCCAAACTACAGATAAGTTTTTATTCAAATCAGGTGATGAGGTATATGATGATTTTTACGCTAGTATTTATGATTATTTAGTTTTTAATGTTATTAAAAACGATTATGAAATTGGTGAAATTGTTAACAAAACTAATGCTGATGAAACCAGTGTTATTTTAGATGTTGGTTGTGGAACCGGACATCACGTTGATGCTCTAAGTCAGCAAAATTTAAAGGTTCTAGGTATCGATATTTCTCCATCAATGATTGAAAAAGCGAAAGCTAACTTTCCTGGTAAAAATTTTTCAGTTGCAAACGCTTTAAACAGTAGTCAATTTAATCATAATGTTTTTACACATATCCTTTGTTTATATTTTACTATTTATTATTTCCCAGACAAACGTCAATTCTTTGATAATTGTATAGATTGGTTGATGCCTGGTGGATATTTAATTGTACATTTAGTAGATAGAGAGAAGTTTGACCCAATTTTACCACCTGGTAATCCATTATATATTGTATCCCCTCAAAAGTATGCTAAGGAACGCATTACCACTACTAAAGTGACATTCAATGATTTTGTTTATAATTCAGATTTTAAATTTGATAAGAATTCCAATATAGCTACATTTGATGAGAAATTCAAGTTTAATAATGGTAATGTGCGAAAGCAAGAGCAAAAATTGTATATGGAAGATACTCAGGATATTTTAACAATAGCGCAACAAAGTGGATTTATTTTACAAGGTAAAATCGATATGGTTAATTGCGCTTATGAAAATCAATATTTGTATATTCTTGTTAAACCTTCATAAAAACTTAAATATAAGTTATTTAAAATAAAATATAAGATTCTCAAATAATATGATTGAATATTTATCATACATATTATTTTTCACTACATTAACAATTTTTTTTATCTACATTTTTATTCGCCTCAAATATGGTTTTTGGGCGGTCCAACCTGTATTTCATGTTTATGATTTATTCTATATGTTTAATCCACCTGGTATAATTTACAGCGCGCTACCAGAAAAAAACAAATATACAAATTTTAAAAATGTTGAAACTGTTTTGTTTTCAGAATTATCAAAATTAAAACAAACAAGACTAGTTAATTTTATTCAATCAAATTATTTACAAAATAAAGATAATGTTTTCTCTCCTAAATCAGAAAATATAATTCCATATTTTACCGGACATAATACAAAATCATTTATATCTTTTTATAATGAAGATATATTGATGATGGATGTTAAAACAAATACACTTATTAGCGACAAAAAAATAATTGGTATTATGACTACACGTCCTATTCATATTATTATTAATAATGATTCTAATTTAAACCCAAAGGGTATAAATTTTGACGCATATTATGTCGATTACTTATGTGTTGATAAAATGTATAGAAAAAAAGGAATAGCGCCACAAATTATTCAAACTCATGAATATAATCAAAGACATCTGAATAAAAATATAGTTGTATCTTTATTTAAGAGAGAAGACGAATTAACGGGAATTGTGCCATTATGTGTATATTCAACATTTGGATTTTCTGTTAATAAATGGACGAAACCAAATGATCTTCATCCATCCTATAAACTTTTAGAAGTAAATCCTCAGAATTTTCATTTTTTATTTGATTTTATTAAAAATAACAGTAATAAATTTGATATTGTTATTAATACCGAAGTCACAAATATGATTGAACTTATTAAATCCAAGAATATTTTTATTTATACTATCTTATTAAATGATGAAATTATATGTGCGTATTTTTTTAGAAAAACATGTACGTTTGTCGAAAAAAATATGGAAGTGTTAAGTTGTTTCGCTTCTATTAAAGACTGTGATGATAATATATTTATACAAGGATTCAAAATAAGTTTTTGGAAAATTGCTTCTGAAAATTATTTTGGATTCGCGGCAATCGAAGAAATATCTCATAATAATATTATTATCGATAATATTAAAAATAAAACGAATCCTCTAATAATAAGTCCAACAGCGTATTTTTTTTATAATTTCGCATATCCAACTTTTCGTTCAGAAAAAGTTTTAATAATAAGTTAAACCAGTAAATATTTAAGACTCATCAGTCGAACACTCATCAGATGAACATTCTTGACACATCTTACCTAATTCTATATATCTATCTCTTTGTTCCTTATCTAATGTTCTACACTTCTTTATTAAATGATTTGTTAGATTTAGATTACTTATATCATCTTTTAAATTCTGTGGAGGGGTAAAAACTTGTGCGCTATTCTCCAATAAGAATATTTGATTCTTTTTATTGTAATATAAAATCGGGTTTCCATCATCATCCATCTCTATTATACCACAAGTACAATAATCTTGATGTTCAACCTCCTCACCTTTTTTACATCTCGAGTCAATAACATCAACATCATTCATATATTCATTAAAAAAATCGTGCGCCTCTTCTCTATTATTAAATAAAAATATTTTGGGTGGATTAATTGTTATTGATGTTATTCTTGTTCTTGTCTTATCGTCTTCATAATATGGAAATTCGTAACATCCATCATGTCTACAATGAACTATTATATATTTTGCCATTATTCTTACAAATATATAATAAGTATGGTTTAAATCGTTTACATATATTTATTTATTATAATCATATGTAGACATATATATTATTTAACGAACATATTTTCCAACTTTAGCAAATGAATCAACGATAAAAATTATAAATATTCCTAAAAAGGAATACAATACTACCTCTTCTGTAACATTATTTGTTCTTTCATCTTGTTGGTCTTCTAGAAGTGATATCATATAGTTTATTTTTTGTAGTAATACATCCTGACTAGGTGCGGCATTATTCATTGCTGTATCATAATTCATCTTATGATATAATCTATTAGCAGGATTATTATTAGGATTATTATTGGAATTATATCCAGGTATCATCTTTTTATAATATTCTTCAACCGTTTTACTATCACCATAATTGCTGTAATCATTTAAATCCAAATCGTCGTTTCCTTGATTAGTTGGTTGAGGAGCTCTTCCTAATGTTCTAAACATTATGTCATTTTGATTTGTCATATTCATCATTTGTTCAGTAGCAATTGTTTTATTTACACCCGCCGATATTGGTTTTGCTGGAGGATTAAAGTTTCCTAGATTCGATTTATTTTCATCATCATCGGTTCGTTGATTTTTGTGAACTGCTTCTAAAACAGAATTTACTTTTCCAGTATCAAAATTTTCTTTATAATAGTTTTTCTGTGTTTTATTATGTGTTATTGATTGTTTTTTTTTAGTTAAATAATTATCAGAATCATTATTGATATTTGAATTTTCATCATATATAGCGGCATTAAATGCTAAAGACATTCTTAATAAAAATTTAGATAATAATTTGTTGAATAGTCTTAATATATTTTTTATTTATTTCAAAATAATTATATTCGGTTATTTATATTATGGAACTTAACATTGTGAATAAAAATAATCTAGGAGTTGTTTTTGCTCTTATATTAGTTGTTATTTTGAGTCAATCAAAGTTTTTCAACTTTTTACTAGATACTGCTTTAGGAAGAGCAGTTTTGATTGTATTTATTATATTTATTAGTTATGCGAACAAAATTTTAGGTGTTGTTACTATTTTATTTATTATAATTATGTTTAACAACAGTGATATTGGTTACATGGAAGCGTTTACACCTAATTTATCTACTACAAATACAAAAATGAAAACAAATAATGACATCAATACTGCTTCTCCTGTTCCTGTTTCTCCTTCTCACCATGTTGAGAAAGAAAAAGAAAAAGTAAAGGCAAAAACAACTGCTGCGGAAGGTCATGATATTGTCGGAACAGAACAAACTATCAAACGTGGTAAACAATCAAATCAAATACCTGCCACGAAAACTACTGGTGTAGAAAATTTTGCACCATTTAGCGGTAGTTATTCTGATTCATATTCCTCATTTTAATTTTTTAGTATAATGTAATTATATATGAAATATTTCACGTATTATTGTATATTTGTATGTATTATTTTATTTTTCGCTTATATAAATACTAAGAAAGAAGACGAAATGGAGGCGTTTACACCAAAAATACGTGAATTGTATCGTCCATATATAAGAAATGCGCGTATTATTTCTGAAGGACTATATGAAAAACATAGTAGTAATATTTCTAACCTTTTTAGAAAATTTGGGATAATGTAATTTTTACATAAAAATATAATAATATATTATTTTAATATGGCAAATACAAATTCAAATAATAGTCAACAAAATATGCAACAGCAACAGCAAATTTCTCAATTACAATTTGGAGGAAAATCTTCTATATTTACACCATTGATGAACGGGTTTAGTTATGTTAATCATCACATTATGTATTTAAATAATAGCAAGTTTTTTGCTGGTGTTATTATGATTCTTCTTAACGTTGGATCCAAATTTATCACTATTCAATTTAGCAAGTCTACTGAAGAATATATGAAATGGACAGTAAGTAAACAACTTCTAGTCTTTGCTATGGCATGGATGGGTACACGTGATATATATGCGGCACTCGGGTTGACTGCTGTATTTACTATTTTGTCCGAATATTTATTCAATGAAGAAAGTTCAATGTGTATTGTTCCACAAAAATACAGAATTCTTGAAAAAATAATAGACACTAATGATGATAATGTTGTTAGTGATCAAGAAATATCTGCTGCTATGGCAGTTTTAGAAAAGGCGAAGAGAGATAAACAAAGAAAAGAACAAAAAGAAGCGTTTTCTAAATTTAATTTTGAAAGATTTAATTATGATAAATAAATATTAAAATGTCTATTAATTCTAATATTTATTCATGTCTTATGGTCTTATTATGTTTACCTAAATAAATTTTTTTAACATCTTGTTGTTTTCTAGTTCCACCCATTTTATTATTAGGTTTTACATAAGTAGAAACATTTGGTACATTTTTTCTTGTTACATTATTTAATTTATTATCAGTTGGTTGATTTTTCACAGTCTTTTTATTAGAATAATCATAAACAGGAGGTATTGTATATTTTCTACCAGTAAAATTAGAAAATGATTTTCTTACAGTATTCCATTTTTGTACACATTTTGATTGATTTAACTCTTCTGGTGTCAGTGGTGAACCCTTTTTTAATTCCAATTCTACCGAAATATAGTAACCTATCTTTGATAAATCAGGTGTTTTTAAAAAACTATTTGACGCTGGGTATCTATTATAATTGTTATAATTGTTATAATTATTATTATATTTATTATATTTATTATAATATTTACTAGCGCCACCTTTTATAAATCCAGCAGCAGTGTCATATCCTCTTGATGTTATAATATCTCTTAAAGCAGTTGTCTTAAACCATGTATAAGCGTTATCAAAATATGTCCATTTTGTTGACGACGCAGGTTTGTCTAATAAAGATATAAACGCTAGATAAAACCCGACCATTATTTGAGTATAAAAGACAAAATTGTCACGATTATATCTACCAGTATCTAGATATTTTAAATAAAAAACTGTGTATAATATGTATAACGGTGGCGAAAATTGTATACTGTTTTTGTTAAATATAGTAAATACAAATATGGATGATTTTGCACCTGGAATATTTGGTTTTAATTTATAAGAAAATGTTATTATTCCATAGTAATCCTTAAATGGACTACCAATCGTTGTTTCTTTACATAAAAATAAAACCTTATTCCATTTTCCGTAATTTAATCCATTTGTTTCATTTACATCATAAAATATATTATTATCAATATTAATTAGTCCACTAGGTCTCGCATCTCCAGGATTAATATTTTCTATTTTTTTCGAAACAACAATTATACCCAATTTTGACACAATATTCAAAGCTTGTATCACTTCATCACCTGGTAACAAATAATTATCACTTAATATATATTGTCTTATTGATTCAGCGTTATTATTAACGGAAGTAAATGGACTTAATCTATTCGCCATTTCAGCAGGAGTCATATCTTCTAGTTTTTTGGGTTTAATTAATCCAAACGTATAATTATTTTTAAATATACTATCTACTGTGGTATTATACAATGAAACATAATTTGGATCAAATGTTCCAGTTGCCGGATTTACCTCAGTTTCGACCATAACTGCGCCGGATGAACGTGCCATATATTCATCTATATTTCTAGTAAATTGATTATTAAAATCAAGATTTAAAGCAGCGCTTACATTTTGCGCGTTTACTATCAAATTACCCAAAATAGCGTTGTGACTTTGTAAATAATCTATTAATACTTGTTTTAAAATTTCTGGAGTTATTTCTAGATCACCTGATCCACCTCGCCCCTTAATTATAATTAAGTTTTCTGACACGCCTAATTGGTTATTTAATTGTTGAGAATTATAATTGTATTGATTTATAGCTTTAGCAACTGTTATAAAAAGGTTTTCTGGAGAAGAAACACGCAAACCAATCGATCCATAATTTGTACCTCCAATAGTGCCTCCAACTGTTTGATTATATGCACTTTGACTCAACCCTTGCGCTGAAATTGTAATATCCGTTATACTACGTTGAATCTGTTTTATATCTGTTACGGAAGTTTCTACTTGATTATCAGGCATACTAGTCATTTCTGTAAATAACGTGGCAAAATTTGCATAAAAACTTGGACCTACTTGAGCGAAAATATCACGAAAGAATTTTGTGTTAATTTTACTACCACCTTTATCAAAATCAATTCTTGGAGGAGAAAATGGTGTCCGCGGTCCAGAAGATGGAACTGTTACAGATTTTTTACTCGCCAAATCACTTAATATATCTTGTGGTTTGGGAATTGTTGAAGACAATCCTGATGCTACTGGAGTTCTTCCCGTTATTGCTGCTGCTGTAGGTCCTCCAGTTATCATATTCGGTGATCCTACTGAAGTAGTTGTTGGCAATAATCCTTGTACAGGAGGTGCTGGAGGTAATAATCCGGTTACATTAGTTACAGTTACATTAGTTGCGGGTGTAGGTGGCGCAGGTAATAATCCTGCTGTAGTACTGGTTACATTAGATGCAGGCGTGGGTGACGCTGGTAATAATCCTGTTGTAGTACTTGTTACATTAGTTGCGGGTGGTTGTGTAGAATTTACTGGTATTACAGTTTGTGTAGGTCTAAAATTTTGATAAGGATTAATATTTTGATAAGGTCTTAAATTATTATACGGTGATCCTAATCCTAATCCTAATCCTGGACCACCAGTTAAAGGTGACAGTCCTCTTGCGACCGAATATTTCTGTGGAGGAGGACCCTTATAATTTGGTCCCGTTAATAAATTTTTGGGTAAACTGTTTATTTGTTGTTGTCCACTTATTATATCATCGTTTACAAGACTAGAATATACATATGGATTTGTTATTTTACTCATATCAAAAGTTACTGGTTTTTGTTTTACGTCTACAGTCCAATCACCTGGTGTCCATTGTACATCAGCAATATAATATGTTTCACCATTAATATATATCGGAGTATTTATACCAAAAAGCACTCTTAATGTAACTTGTATATTATTATTAACAATACCTTCTTGCATCGCTTCTAATAAAGTTCTAACCTTTTCCATTCCATGAAAATTTATTAAAGATTCAAACAATCCTTTGTTAAAAAACTGTTTTATTCTCAAGTCTTTAGGCACACTATTAATAACAGATAAATCCAACTTTGTCAATGGATCAAATCTTATTGTAGTATCATTCGTATCTCGCAATGTCATTTTAGGAGTATACTGTATTTTCTGAAATCCTGGAATGCTCGTATTTAATTCTATTTTTAACTCATTCGGAACTATTTCTGTTTTTTTCACTGGTGCTTGATAATCTATTTTATTTGCTCCTAATTTAGAAGGATTACTTTTTAATATTGTTGCTTTAGACCATAAATATTTTAATAAGTTACCTCCCATTTCCAATCCCACATTTGAAATAGCGTTTAATATCTTACTTTCTTCAGGTTTTATTTGAATAATAGATAATAAACTCTCATCTATATTTTTTGTTTCAATATTTCCAAAATCATCCAAATACACGATTTGATATGTTTTACCCCCACCATACATCACAGGTTTCAAAAGACTCGCTGTTAATAAAGGTTTAGTTATCACAGATGGAACCTGTAAAATTACAGTTGTTAAAAAATTATCAGGTTCAGATTGATCATTATAAACTATAAAATATGATAATGGATTTTTAGTGTAAGCGTCATATAATTTGTCATCCATTTTTTTGCTAGTTTTTATTGACAATTTTCTTACTTGTGTCGGAAAAGTCTTGTCTTCAGCGTAATTATTTTGTTGCGAATATTGTAAAAATAAAAATTTAGATGATACTTCCTTTTTTGAATTAGATTTGTCATAATTAGCGCCAGGCATAAAATATTCAATTGTATAAGTAGTTTGTTTATTACCAAACAAGTAAAAATATTTATCTGGTGTTGTTGTTTTCAGAATATAATCCAATTCTCTTTTGATATTCATCGCAAGCAAATTGTATGGTCCCATTTCTTTATCAACATAACCTTCAAACATAGTTCCGCTTAGTAATTTATCAATATAACTCTTAACCACATTACCTGTTGTTTTTGATTTAATAGCGTCATCTGCTTTCATCAAAAATTTTGTAGCGCCACCCAAATTATTTTGACTTATAAGAAACATAGCATAATCGTAATAAAATTGAGGCACATCATTTGAAGCAAGCATATTTTTTGGGTTTAAAGATATTTTATTATAAATATTATCTATAAAATTTGTGCGCGCATTAGTTAACAGTGTATTACTAGTTTGTATATAACCTAGTTTTTTTAAAATGCGACTTATATTACAATAGTTACGCGCTTTATCATTATATGAATATAATAAATTAACAAATAACTTGTTATTATTTGTATAAGCGTTATTCCATTTAGTAACCGCATAAGTGTATTCAATTTGTGCCATTTGATAAAATTTCAATGCTTCCTCCAAAATTTCTTCAAGTTTTTCAGAAATTAAACCCTGAGTCTCTCTAATAATACCTAAATTTTCTAAAAGATTTAAATATATAATCATAGTTTCATCACCACTATTAATATTAGCGTTAATAATGTTATTATATAGTAAATTCACAGATATTTTACATATAGCATATATTTGATTTAATTCATCTTGGGCGCCATTTAATCTATCAAATAATTGGTCTGCTTCATCCGATTTTTGCTGCGATTGATAATATTTTTTTGTTGCAATGTCTTCATATAATTTTTTATTATTTATATCATTTTGTGATTCATTGAAAAAATATATAGATTCGTTTTCAATATTAATACCTTGTTCTCTAAGTTCTATCGCTTGTGTTAAAAAATACGTATATTTATCAGTAATAAATTTTGACATCTTACTAACTATTTTATAAAATAGGAATGATATATTAAAAGGTGGAATATTATAGTCTATATAATTATCTATCACACCATTTATATATGGAATTAATCGAGAATTAAAATAATATACATCATTAAAACCTTTTTCTTGAATACTTAAAGTATTAAGTTCTGTTTGAGCGTCACTTTTTTCTTGAGGTGTTGATCCGGGATTATTTATTATTCCAACTAGCACAATTTTTCGGTCCTTTATAGTATTATAAGTTGTCGAATCTGTATTTTTTAATACATTTGTTTGTGATTGTTCTGTAGTATTTGATAAATTTTCTACCTGTTTTACCCAATAATCAAAATCATTAGGTGTTAGTGTATTAGGTGCTAAAACAGCAGGAATTGGATCCGTACGTTTTGGAGTTATATCCTTGTAGACCTTTTTATAGAATTTATCTTCGTCATCCCAATATTTTATTGATTTTTTAAAATCACCTTCAAATTCAATTAGTTTTGTATAAATAGAGGTTACTTTATCTAGCAAAACTGTATAATTTTTTCCAGCGTCTTGCGACCTTAATGCCGGTTCAACATTGTATTTAAAAAAAACAGTTGGGTACTCTGCAAGAGAATCTGGTAATTTCGCCTCTAGATTTTTTATCACAACACTATTTATTGATTTTTCAGTTTTTGAAACCAGTTCTATATTTATTATTCGAATTGGTATATAATCTACTAAATTCTTTCCGATAAATGATGTTGGATAAATATAGTTTTGAAAAAATATTTTACATGATTCAGGGTGTTTTTTATATAATTCATACATATTAGAATCAAAATTAGTAATATTTTTATCAATAAATGGGTTTATTTTATATTTTGATTTGTAATCTATTACAATATACTCAGTAGTTGTATTTTGTTTTAAATATTTTTTATTCACCAAAAATATATGATTTCTTGATACTTTTTTTGTTATATTTTTTATATTAATTTCATCTAGAGAAACTGAGTTAATAAGATCACCTTCTACATTTTTTTTGTCTTGTATAGATGCTTGAATATCGTTTTTTGCATCATCTAACTCTTGTTTAACTGTATCAAAATTATTTTTAGCGTCATCTTGTTCTTGTTTCGCTTGTGCTTGTAATCTATTTAAACGTTCTCTTTCTTGATGATTTGTTCCAGGTGGAAGTGATTCAAAATCATATTGTGCATCTCTATATTTATTATCTGCTTTAGTTAAATTACTAATAGCAGTTTGTAGTTCTTTCTTCAAATCATAATATTTATTATATTTATCTCTTACATCTTGAGCTGCTTGAGTAACTGCTAACTGTTTCGCTTTATATTTTGCTTCTGCGCTCGCTTTTGCTTTGGTTACATCCGTAATATAATCGTAGTCTTTATAATAATAACCAGTTACATTATTTCTCGTATCAAATTCATAATCCGGTAAATATCCTAAAAACTTATCTGTTTGAATAAACGCTACAGGTTTATATTGAACAGTAAAAGTATCTAAATCTTCTTTGGAGTCAAAATTTGGTATTTCGAATAAAATATTACTGTTTATTAAGATATATATAGAATACATACTTTTATAACTTTGATAATGATTATAGTCAAATGGTGTAAATACAGTTAATGTTCTTGATGTTTGTTTTTTTTGTATCATTATAAGATTATTTACAGTATTCTTTGGGTACAAATTTCTAACAACTTGTCCGGTATTAGGATTAACATAAACTATAATATAATTATTTGTGTCTGAAGGATCTTGTTCAATATTAGCGACCTCGAGTGTTCCGTCACCAATAGGATCAACTACCAAAATATCTTGGTCCGGTTTATATTCACTATATTTGAAAGGCATGCCTTTATTTAATTTAAAATCAGGAACAAATAAGTTATCTGTTTTTGCGCTTAATGGACTAAATTTTGAACTTATAAATATATTTTTTTTATTTATATTGCTTATCGAACTGTCGTCAAATGTTATTATTATAACTGCTGTATCTACTGTTATACTATTAACATGATGAAATATGTATGTATTATCACCATTTACACAAAATAAATCCGACGATGTTTTATCAAAGTCAGTGCTTTTTACAGGACTAACTAAATCAACATTATCTTTAAAAATAGACAATTTATTTTCTCTCAAAAGTTTATTAATCGTGTTTTCATCAAGTGTTTGTAATTTAGGTCCTGTTTTTGTAAACAAATCAGACTTACATATTACAGCATTTAAATTTGGTTTAAAGGTAATATTGAAGAAATCTATGTCTCTAACATCTATATTTAAAACATGATCTAATTTATAATATGTATTTCCATCAAAACATGCGTATAATTTAGTAAAATCTCTATTTGTAATATCATAAGGATAATAGTTTGACACTGTGGTATTTTCTTCTACAAAATATCCATTTGCTATAGCCGATTTAATATTGTCTTTACTAATAGGAGTCTTACAAACTCTGGATGAAGATGATGAAGATGAAGACGAAGATGAAGATGAAGAAGATGATGAAGATGATGAAGATGAAGATGAAGATGAAGATGAAGATGAAGACGATGATGAATCTACTTTGATAAATACTGGACTTTTATTAAGTAGTACAATAAAATTATAAGAATTACCATTAATTGTAGTAAAAAAAATTACAGGTGCGTCATATTCTCTTATTTCATTAATTAATATAACTATTTTATCATCAGAAGAAACTCTATTAAGAGTATCTAGTCCAATATATATTTCACAATTATTGTATGTAATCTTAGATGATGAAAATTTACTATACTCTAAACGTCTTAATTTAGATTTGTCATATGGAACATTAGGAACTAATACTTTTTCATTTTTAAGGTAGTTAACATACCGTGAATCACCTAGCGACTCGTTTTTTTTTGATAAATCGTCATATATTTCACGGTGTTTAGCTTCAGGTATTTTTTTTATTGTTAAATTAGTACTCATAATATTTACTGTTACAATATATCTATATAATTTAAAATTGAATACATTTTTAAAAAAATAAATATTTTATAAAACTAAAATAAATCAAAATGCTGATTCTAAAAATCGAAGGTTTGACGGAAGGTCAAATTATTAAAAGACCATCTAAACTAATTAAATCGCCATATGTTGCAGATGCGAATATAAACAACCAGGAATTTCTCGCCCACACTGCTGCACTCGGTTGTTGCGGATTATGTGAAACCGGTTCGACTATTTTATTCGCACCAATGAAAAATAAAGATGACGCTACAAAGTGTATGTATAGCGCTCAACTAGCCGTTATTAATGAAAAAAACAATGAAATAATTATTGGTATTCACCCTAAATTGGCCGAAGAATTGGTCGAGAAATCATTAACCAATAATTATTTGTCTATTTTGAAAAATGTGAAAGCATATAGACGCGAAACAGCAATATTTGTTGAAAATAAAGTAGACTCTCGTTTCGACTTTAGCGGCGTAGATGAAAATGGTGTGCCGTTTATAATGGAAGTCAAAAATGTGCCTCTTGCTGATTACGAAGATATTTGCGCTAAAGATAGAAAGGGTAAGTGTTACGATGATAGAGAATATAATACGAAAGTCGCATATTTTCCTGACGGTTATAGAAAGAAAAGTTCGGACACAGTAAGTCCAAGAGCATTAAAACATATTAGAGAACTTACATTAATAAAAAAAGAATCGAAAACTCGTTGTATAATGTGTTATGTTATACAACGAACTGATGTAGACAGATTTCAACCGTCTATTATAGATCCGCAATACAGAGAAGCGGTGAAATTAGCGATAGACGCCGGCGTAGAAATTATTACGCTAGTTGTCCAATGGACAAAACAAGGTGAAGCGTATTTCGTTAAAGATAATTTATATATTACACCATTTCTATAATTTGTAAAAATTCGTCGACCAATTCTTGGGGAATATTATTGAAATCTACTATTTTTTTATTTAATTCATATTGTTTATAATACTCCGGATTATCCGCCATTTTCTTTTTAAAGAATTCGGGATCTTCTATACATTTTTGCGCTGTTTTGGGTCCACATTTTGGGAAAACCGACGGAATATTATCGCTCGTATCACCCATAATAATTTTAATTTCAAGATCACTCTTAGGATTGCCGGTAGAACTTTTATTTTCAGCAATATTTTTATATGCGAGGTTAAATAGATGTACATTATGACTATTAAGTTGTAAATAATCTTTGTCTGATGTAATAATGTAAATATTACAATCTGGTTTCATATGTGTTAATCTTTTTACGGTTATAGCAATGCAATCATCTGCTTCCAATTTTGGATGCTTTATTATTGCTTTGACGCCGCCTTTTACAAACAACTGTTCTTCATACGCCATTTTAAAGAATGGTCCACCCATAAAACCATCTTCGGCGCCGTTTGCTCGAGTTGCTTTATATTTTGGGAATAATTCATTACGCCATATATTTTCTCTCTTACAGTCTCTTCCAACAATTAAAATTGGTTCAACATCCAACTTCTTTAACCCTAATTTTTTCGCTATTTGCTGTACATGTTCTACAAATGTTTTTCTGAATTTTTCCACAAATTTTTCGTTTAGAGATGGATCTTCAAGTGGTTCTTCAGGGTACGCATTGCGCCACCAATTCATTAAAGAATAGTATCGATAAAAGCAGAAATAACTGCCGTCGATAAATATAAATGTCTGATTTTGTGATTGTTCAAGTAAAGTGTTCATCTTTTAATATAACTATACTTGAATATAATTGTTTAAACTGGTTTCATTTTTATTTTATCGGAAATATCAAGGATTAAATTTTTTAATTCTATTTGTTCTTTAATTAACTTTAATAATAATTCTTTATCCGAGACTTCATTTGATATAACATTTATACAAGTTTTTTTATGTTTTGATAATCCCTGACTATATTTGTATTGTTTTCCGCAATAACATACAAAATTATTGTTTTTTTCTTTCTTATTTTCTGTTACCATTTTATATAAAATATGTATTTTGTTTCTTTAAGTTGTTTTGGCAATTTATTATATAAAATGCAACATTTTTCAAAAATCCAAGATTATTTTGGAAAATCGATTTTTGGACATTTATTTTTGTCCATTTTTGAAAAATGAAAATACTTTTCGAAAATTAAAAACAGTGAAAATCTGAAAAATTGCTGAGACCATAAAAAAAATTAGCGTCTGGTCACTAAAAAAAGTTTTTTAATTTTGTGACGATAAATTTTTTTTAAAAATATTATTTTAAAAATTTAAATTTAAATAAAAAATGTTTATAAATATTAAGGAAATAAATGGAAAACCCAAAAACCCAAAAAAACCCGGAAAAATATATTTGCGAAAACTGTGACTTTAAAACGTCTCATAAAAATGATTATAACAGACATTTATTGACATCTAAACATCAAAAATGGGTTTTTGGAAATGAAATGGAAATATTTGGAAATGAAAAAACCCAAAAAAACCCGGACAAATATTTTTGTGAAAAATGTGATAAAGTTTATAGTACAAATTCTGGATTATGGAAACATAAAAACAATTGCAAAATGAATGTTAATGATACTAACAATAATACTGATTTAGTAAAATACTTAATGAAAGAAAATACTGAACTTAAGAATATGATATTAGACGTGTGTAAAAATAGCAAACCATCGGAACAAAATCAAATTAACTGTAATAATACTATTAATTCCCATAATAAGTCATTCAATTTAAATGTATTTTTAAATGAGACTTGTAAAGATGCTATGAATATAATGGAGTTTGTAGATTCTCTCAAAATACAACTTTCGGATTTAGAAAATGTTGGAAAACTTGGTTATGTACAAGGTATTTCAAAGATAATTGTCAGTAATCTAAATTCACTTGATGAAACAAAAAGACCTGTTCATTGTACTGACTCAAAGAGAGAAGTTTTATATGTAAAAGATGAAGATAAATGGGAAAAGGAAAACGAAGATAATTCAAAAATGAGAAAAGTAATAAAACACGTTACACACAAAAATTCCAAATTAATCAAAGAATTTAAACAAAAACATCCAGGTTGTGAGAAAAGTGATTCTAGATTTTCAAATCAATATGATAAACTAATTATTGAAGCGATGGGAGGCAAAGGTGACAACGATGCGGAAAAAGAAGACAAAATTATAAAAAATATAGCAAAAAATGTTGTAATAGATAAAACAAATATATAGAATAATATATTAGAATAAGTAATATATTATTTTTACATTATCATATTAGTATGAAATAGTTCATTAATCACTTTATCAGCAAGTGACATATAATCGTTTTTACATAAAGTAAGTGTGACACCATGTGCCATCGCTAATACCAATTGGGTCTTTACAAAATTATCACTCGGTCTCAATCCTAATTTCGCAATTTCTGGGTTACTAATATAGGTTTTAAACTCAGATAAAAACTTGTATATCTGTATTTGATTCGCGCATTTTGAATTATGTATAGTATCCTCTATAATTTCACTAGTAAACTTTAAAATATTATTACGATGTTCAACTGGCAACGTTTTTACTAATTCCAAAGGTTCGATAATACCCGAATCTAATAATTTTTCTGCGGTTACTATTGCTGGATTATTAAACATTTCTGTTAATACTTCAAATAAAACACCCTTGTACTGAGAGTCAATTTCATAAATTATACCAAAATCTAGCACACCAATCTTGTATTTATGTTTTTGATCATTGTCATCTTTGATAAATAATATATTGCCACCATGTAAATCACCGTGTGTAACCCCATGTAGCAAAGTAGTAACAAAACCAAATTTCAATACTTGTTTGGCAAATCCCTCATAATCTTCTTCTTTGACTTGATTAATTGACACGCCATCAATCTGTTCCATTAAAATAATATTTGGATATTTATCTGTTACCTCCTTATAAACTTCGGGTATTTTCACATATTTCAAATATTTACAATTGTCTTTAATTGTCAACAAATTTTGGACTTCTTCATGAAAATTCACTTGATGTTTAATAATATCTATATTTTTATTTACCACTTCCGCTAATTGATATTTTTTTATTAAAGGAAAAAATGATAAAATATACATACCAAATAATAGATTATCAATTGCGTCTTCCAACTTTCTCTCTATCATTCGTCTTTTAACCTTAATAATTACATTACTATCATCTGAAACGCGAGTTGCTTTAAAAACTAATGATATCATACCTGAGTTAATCGGATGATAGACACCATCACGTATTACTAACTGATGTTCATCCTTTAACGCATTTAAAGTATCCACATCAATATCATCTTGTGTCCACGGCGCGTTATCTGTAAATTTCATAAGCGTATTATTTATTTTTTCGTCGATTAGACTATTGTTTAGAGCAATTGCTTGAAATATCTTTACATATAAAATATTCACATATGCTAGACGCTGTGTTAGTCTATCAACAAACTTTAAATGATCAACATGAAAAAATAAATATAAGTATTCGGACGAGAAAATAAAAAATACTTTAAATAAAAACCATAATTGTTTTATAATGTTCATTTTAGTTATATCTAAAGTTTTCTATAAATTGTTTTACACGTTTAAATATTTTATTTAAAATTAGACCGACCATTTTTTCAGCAAATGGTGGGATTTCAACATAGTCTTCAAAGAGTACAGTAAATGAGAAGTCTGCTTTATGAGGACTTACAATTTCACAAACACCAATATTTTCTTTCATCGCCATTAATTTTGCGTCGTCAGGAATGCCAGGCGGTCGTTCAGAATGTATTGATTGTGATCTAAATATGATTTGTTTATCACTAATTGTTTTAGTCATATGAAGATATGAATATCTTTGTGGTAATCCTAAATCCTCGAATAAATGTTTCATAAGGAGTGTTACAACTGCTTGATTTTCACTAAGTTTTTGTAAATCGACGCTTTCATAAATATCGCCATTTAAATCATAAATTAATTTAATTAAACTAAAGTCGACAATATTTGCTATTAGAATATTTTTATTTTCCATTGAAAAATCAAGACTGTATTTTTTATTTTCTAATTTGGTAAATTTCATGCCGTCTTTTTCATATAAGATTTTTGAATCCATTTATTATAATACTGAATAATAAATTGACTTATTTAAACGACTTTTAATACAATGCCTTTGCATACATATCTAACGCTTTTTTTCTCTGTTCGGAATAGTCTAAAATAGGTTTGGGATATTTAATATCTTTATGTTTTTCCCATTCTGTTTCCCAGTTTAAAATAATATCATTATCAATATCTTTAAATTCTGGTATCCATGTTTTTATATATTCGCATTTTGGGTCATGTTCTTTTCCTTGAGTAAAGGGATTAAATATTCTCATATATTGTTGACTATCCGCTCCCCCTCCCATTACCCATAAAGTGTTGCCGTTATTAGATGCCACATCATAATCAGTAAGTTTCGACGCAAAATATCTTTCACCTTTTCTCCAATCTATAAGCATAGTTTTAATTAAAAATGACATAGTAATCAATCTTGCTCTATTTACCATATATCCTGTAGTATTTAATTGTCTCATCCCAGCATCAACTACAGGAAAACCAGTCTCACCCTTACACCAAGCATCAAACCATTTTTCATTATGATGCCACTTTATTTTATCATATTTTGGTTTTAAAGCGTGACCTAATACTCGTGGAAAAGAATATAATATACCACTATAAAAATCACGCCAGTATAGTTGTCTAATAAATGGATGATTATTTTTAAAAGCGTAATAGACTTCTCTTATAGATACATTTCCAAATTTAATATATGCGCTAAGTTGTGAAGTAGGTTTTGATAGTTCATCACGAGATTTTTCATAATGTTTTATATTTTTCGCTGCTATATGAAGTTGTTTAATAGCATTATCACGTCCACCATGAACCAATATATCAGGATTTTCATTTCCAACAAATTTTTTCATCGCTTCATCAAGTGTAATTTTATTAGAAATATGAGAGTCACTTTTCTTTAATGATAAATGTCTTTTACCCGCAGGTTTTTCTACTTTTATTTTTTTAGCGGTATTGTAAAATGGTGTGAATTTTTGGTAGGGTTCGCTAGATCCATTTACAATAGTTCCAGGTTGGTGTAAGTAATAATCATAGTCGTACATAATATAAGTCTTCATACGCTCACACATTTTTATAATTTTGTCATCTCTCTCTCTAGCGTAAGGTGTGATATCTAAATTAAAACATACCAAGTTAATATCCCACGCTTTAATACAATCGGCAACAACCGCGTCATTATGAGCATAAAAAGTGTATAGATGACCACCTGCTTTTGAAATTTGTGACGCAAGATCTTGGAGAGATTCTATCATAAATTGTACTGAATTGTCAGATTTATATTTATTACCGGAACCAACTTGTTCAGGAGTGAAAATAAATATAGTATAAATATTTTTACACTTGTCATTTAATAAGTTTAATCCATTATTGTCAATTATTCTCAAATCCCTTCTGAATATGAATAATCCATTTTCAAATTTATCAGTCATTAAAATAATAATATATTAAATATTTATATTTTATATTTAATATATATAATATGTTTAAAAATATAGCAAATTTTGATAATATAAATGATTATTTACCATTATTTAACGCTGTTTTAATCACAGATTTATTTGTAATTTTATTATTAAATATAAGAGTAATTAAATCACAAGTTTTAAGGCAATGGTATTCGCAATATAATTTGTCCGCTGTTATTGCTGATGTATTGATTATATTAATTGGATTAATTATTACAAGAGCAATTTATTATTATATATTTGATAGTTTTTCAATATTTAAATTTATTATTTTAGCGGTAGCAGTACAAATTACTCATGATATATTATTTTATATGTTTTTCAGCAATATACCTAGAGGTGTAAATAAAATGCTTGATACATTTAAAGATTATGCGAATGATGTATCATATAAAGCAATTTTGGCGGATAGTGGCATGATGATAATGTCGTGTTTAATTGCTTCCTATCTTGCAAATAAAAATACAAATACAAATATTATTGTATTAGTTTCGTTTTTATATTTATTGCCATATTTATTATACAACTAATACTAAGATAAAATATTTTAAGTTATAATTTTTTAACTTTTAAATTGTTAAGTTTAAAATTTAAGTTTTTCCAAAAATAAAAGGTTTTTCAAAAAAATTGAATTGTTTTTTTGAAATAAGTGAAAAGTATTAAGATAATTAAATATAACACGATCAAATCATCTAATTGTAATTTTAAAATGAGCGCTATTATTATTGAGCAGTGCAAAATGTCTAATAATGACATTGTAATTTCGAAAAATGTAATTGTAAAATTTATATATATTTTGGCATATGTAGCTATTTACGCAATTAATTATAAGAGAATAAACGCATACTTTAATAAAAAGGAAGAAAAAGTTGAGGAAGAAGAATCTGAAGAAAAAGATTGGGATATTTGGACAAAGGAAACTAAACATAAAGAAAAAGATGTTAATAAATGGTATATTATTCCAAATCGTAACCCTTGTAGATACAAGGGTGAATGGGCAAATGGTTTGGCAAATGGTAAAGGAATTAAAGAAAATTATGGTTCAAATGATGTTAACCATTCTGTTGTTGAATGTAATTTTGTAAATGGATATGCGAATGGATATGGAAAACAAACTTTTGATATAACACGAGACGAAGAAGAATTTGCTCCGTATTATGAAGGTGAATTTAAAAATGGATACCAACACGGTAAAGGAACATATCACTATGGAAATGGTTGCTATCGCAAAGGTAACTTAGTAGAAGGTAAATTTGAAGGTAAGGGATTCTATTATGATAGTTTTAAGGAAAAAACTTGGGTAGGTATTTATGTTGATGATAAAAGAGACTTAGATAGTGGTGTTTGGTATGATGGAGAACTAACAACGGAAGATCATGAACTAAATGATGAAGACAAGTAAAAATGATATAAAATAAAAATAAATAATGTATTTTGTATAAGGGTTTTGTGTATTTTGTATAAGGACATAAGTCTAATTGTTTAATTAATTTAACTTAATTTATTTTTTACTATAATTATTATATATGATTAAACTCGATGTTTATACATCTTTAATTACATCTATTATAATACAAGTAATAACTGGTGTTATTGAAGTAATTTCTCTATTTACTAATCTACCTTCTAAATTTGCGTTTTTGAAGCAGATGATGTTATTAGAAGTATTTGTACAGTTTATAGAAGGTTCATTTTATATATATTGGTTTAATAATTTTAATAATGTTGTAAACATTACACCAAGTAGATATGTTGATTGGGTAATTACAACTCCAACAATGTTAATTAACTTAGTTTTTTATTTAATTTTTTTACAAAAACTCAATAATAATACTAGCGACAAGTTACATTTTTTCGAATTATTAAATCAAGAAATTGATACGATTGTCCCAATTTTATTATTGAACTGGTTAATGCTTTTATTTGGATATCTAGGTGAAATTTCTGTAATACCTGTGTTATTAGGTGTGTCATTAGGATTTATTCCATTTTTAATTTATTATTATATAATTTATGATAAATATGCTTTATTAAGTGAAGATGGTTTTAAAATATTTATATACTTTTTTATTTTTTGGTCTTTGTATGGGGTTGTTGCTATTTTACCTTATAAAATTAAAAACACTTGTTATAATTTTTTAGATTTATTTGCTAAAAACTTTTTTGGTATATTTTTAAGTTATCTTATATTTATAAATCGATATTAAACAACAAAATGGTTAATGATAAATGGGTTAAGGGTGAAATATAAAATTGTATAATATTTTGGATAATGGCATTAGTCCGAATGTATATTTATATAATTGTTTAATTAATTTACACCCTTGAATATTTAAAATGGGATATATTTTAATATAAATACATTAATAATAATTAATTATTCATGTATCCTTTCAAAATTAGTTTCTCTACTAAAGAACAAAAAGAAAAATACAAAGATGAAATTTATGGATATGCTAATGATTTAACAGAAATAAAAAACATAATATACAAATACGTGGATGAATATATTTATGAGTATAAAAAAAAGATATTTAATGAAATAGAACACAATGATGGAATTTCACAGCATACATTTTATAAAATGTATGATTTTCTACCAAGTGTAAAATATTTTGATATATCACCAAGAATATGGAAAGAATACGAAATAGATGAAGTAGAATTATGTGAATATTTTTTGTCCTATTTTAAATCTTCAATGGTGTAAAAGTGCTTTTTTCTTTTTTAGTTTTTCAAAAAAAAAAATGAAATGATTTTTAAAATAAAATAAGAAGTATAAATAATTAAATAAACCGCACATTAAAAGCAAAACTATCAACTAATTTTAAGATGAACACTAATACCATTGAGAATTTCGAAATCGCTGATAAGGATATCATTTCCACAAGCGCAACTATACAATTTATGTATATGCTATATTTAGTTACGTATTTTATTATGATATATTCGTTTATTCGTATGGTTAATTATATGAGAACAGATGCGTATTTTAACATAAAAGAGAAAGACATAAGCGCAAATGAAATAGTAGCAGCAGTCGCAAGCTTAGAAAAAGATACCAATACATGGTACACAAGTGAAGACGGAAAATGTCGATACAAGGGCGAGTGGAAGAACGGTCTGCCAAATGGCAAGGGAATTAAGCATTTCTACGATAGTGACTCATATATTGATGGCAATTTTGTAGATGGATTTGCGGAGGGTTACGGTAAACAGACTTACGAGCAAACTTGGGAAAAGACGCAACCATATTATGAAGGTGAATTTAAGAGAAATACCTATAACGGAAAAGGCGCGTATTATTATGGCGATGGAGACTATTACAAGGGCGAGTGGAAAGACGGTAAGTATCACGGACAAGGCGCCGCCTACAATATCCGGTTAGATAGAACTTGGGTTGGCGAATATTATAATGACAAAAAGGTTGAGGGTAATTGGGTTAGGGGTGAGATATAAGTACGCAGTCCGACTGTATAAGAGCGCTATATCAACTGTATAATATTTTGTATAAGGACATCAGTCCGACTGTATATTTATATAATTTAATTAATTAATTAAAATTTTAAAGAGGATTTAACCTCTTTTTTTGCTTTTTGCTCAACTTTTTCTAAAAGTTGATTTCTACCAATTTGTTACTTGTTTCAATCCAGACCAAAAACTTTCCTGATTTTTTTTCGCCTTTTCTGATTGTTTGGCGTAATGAAATGCTAGCGCCGCACTTTCCGACTCCATTTCTTTATTTTGATTATATAGTTGCCTCATAGCAACTGTCTTATCAACCGGTGTAACATCAACAGTATTTCGATGCATTTTATATTCTTCAATATTTCTAAATTTGGGCATTTTTTTATAATCATCTTCCGTCACAGGAATTACTGATTCTACATATGCTTGACGCAAATCAGTATAACCCATACCATCATTGCTAAAAAGCGTTCCAGACGAGAAATTCTTATTATGCTCCATCAAAGATGAACCGCCAAATGTGGATGCGTAAGGATCGTTAACACCATTATATGTTGTCATCGTTTGAACTTCCTTTTTGCGTTTTTCAATTTCAGATGCCATATTGGCCTGCGTAACGTTACCAACATCAACTACGCCTTCGTTTGATTTTAACCAATCTCCGTACCCATTTTCTAAACTATCCTCCACCTTGTGTTTTTCAAATTGTTCATTGAACCATTTATTAAAATTGCCTGATTTTTTTAGATCTTTATCCTTCTCAAATAATTTATTAAGCATTTCACCTTTAGATGAATCATAAAACTCGGATTTATCTTCGGTCTTTTTAGTTGTCTTATTTTGAAACTCATAAATGCTAAACAGACGCTTATATGCTTTGGAGAAAAACAAGAAATACTTAGGTTCCAATCTAGATTTATCCGGATGTGTTTTTAAAACTATTTTTTTCGACTCTTTCATCACCTCGTCAGTAAGTATTTTATTTTGAATACCAAATAGGTTATAAATGTCGTCGATTGAATAATTATCCATATTTAAGTCCATTTTGGAATAAGATGAGTTATCGTAGGTAACACTTTTAAAATCTTTGACGCCGTCAGGGTTACTAAATGGGTTAATATTATCAAATGGATCGGCACTATATTCATTTTGTCCTTGTGTAATTCTGACACCAGTATGTTTGTTTTGATTTTTTAGTCGCATATAAAATAATTCGGGGTCCAAATCTAAATCAGAGTTAACATTTTTATTTGTATTATTATTATAAGTTTCATGTATTTTTACTCCTCCTTTTGGACATATATTAGTATTACAGTTACCAAGTTTTTTCATTACTAAATTAATATTGTATTATATTTAAATAATAACTTTAATACAATAAATATAAAAATAATTCATATATAAAATATAATAATATGAATAAATCAGAAGTAGTTATAAATATTGAAGATATTTATTATAAACATCACGATGAAAATAATAAAAATTTATTAGGAAAATCTAAATTAAATCGTTTTTATAATTTTTTAGAACGTTTTTTCTGTTGTTTTTTGTAACTTTTTCCTCTTCCTCGTGTTCTTTTTGTCTGTTTTGATCTAGTTTTTCTTGTCTTTCCTCCTTTAGATTTGTATGGGTTATTATTTGGATTTAACCAATAATAACTTGTTGCACATTCAGGACTACAAAAATGACGATTCATATTTTTATATCCTTTAGATTCACAATTTAAGCATGTTTTTGGCATCTTATTGTTTTCATCATCAATACTTGTTCCCATTTTTCTATCTAATCTTTCAATTTCTCTCATTTTACCATATTCTTTTGATATGGTTTCTTCATCAAACTCATCTTCTTGTGATCTTCGTTGTAAGGAATTCAGAGGACTACTACTCATTATATAATATAAATAGATAATTTTGTAAAACTTGTTAAATATATTATATAATTATAATTAAAAATGTGTGGTATTTTTGGAATTGTATTATTACCCAAAATTATAAACCAATGTTCAGAAAATATTTATAAATTGATTATAAATGGATTAATACAATTACAAAATCGTGGTTATGATTCTTGTGGTTTATCTGTATTAAACAATAATATATTTGACATTATTAAATATGCTTCTACAAATGAAATAAATGCGATAGATAAGGTTTTAGGGATAATAAAGGATTTAAACCCAGATACCTCATCATCTATAGGAATTGGTCACAATCGTTGGGCGACACATGGAATGAAGACAGACGTAAACGCTCATCCCCATTTATCAAATGACCGTAATTTTATTATTGTACATAATGGAATTATTGAAAACTATCATATTTTAAAAAGTATGTTAGTTGAAAAAGGATTTTTATTTTTCTCTCAAACAGATACAGAAATAATAGTAAATTTAATACAATATAATTATTCACAAGTAAATAAAAATGTATTTGAAGCAATTAGGAAAACAGTAAGTGAATTAAGCGGAACATATGGTTTAATAATACAAAGTTTATACGAACCAAATAAATTGTTTTGCGTAAGAAATGGATCACCATTATTAATCGGGCAAACTGAAGATAGAGTTATAATTACTTCAGAGCAAAGTGGTTTTTGTAATATGGTAAGTAATTATATTACTTTAAATAATGACGATATATGTATAATCGAACAAACAGAAACACAAATAAAACTAGTAACAAAGCATACATATTTAAAGAAAAATGTAACTGCTTTAGAATCTATTTTAACACCGCATCCATATAATCATTGGACTTTAAAAGAAATAAATGAGCAACCAAATACGATAATGAATGCAATAAATAATGGAGGAAGAATTAAGAGTGAGAGAGAAGTGAAACTAGGTGGATTAGAAAGATGTTCGCATATATTAAAAAATATAAATAACCTAATTATTTTGGGTTGTGGAACATCTTATTTTGCTGGACTATATGGTATGTATTTTTTTAAACAGATTTGTAATTTTAATACTGTACAAGTATTTGATGGCGCTGAGTTCAATAATTATGACATTCCAAAAATAGGTGAGACAGCATTTATTTTAATCTCTCAATCAGGCGAAACTAAGGATTTACATCGATGTATTGAGATCGCAAAATCAAACAATATAACCACCATTGGTATAATAAATGTTGTTGATTCATTAATAGCTCGAGAAGTAGATTGCGGAGTGTATTGCAACGCTGGTAAAGAAGTCGGAGTGGCGTCAACGAAAGCATTTACAAGTCAAGTAGTATGTTTATCGCTTGTGGCAATTTGGTTTGCGCAATTACATAATATTAATGAAAATAAACGCATCAAAATGATGAGCGACCTTCATAATTTATCGAATGACTTTAAAAATGCTTTAGATTATTGTAATGAAAAAATACAGAGTATTTCGAAAAAAATAAAATCACATAGTATGTTTTTATTAGGTAAAGGAAGTGATGAATATATAGCAAAGGAGGGTTCGTTAAAAATAAAGGAAATATCGTACATTCATGCGGAAGGTTATTCATCAAGTTCTTTGAAACACGGTCCATTTGCTTTGCTAGACGAGAATTTACCTGTAATAATTTTGAATTTACACCATATACATAAGACAAAAACACTTAATTGTTATCAAGAAGTTGAGTCACGAAATGCGCCAATAATTTTTATTACAAATGACAATACAAATATTCCGGAAAATTGTGAGATTATTTATATTCCTGAAAACAAAACATATGCGTCTCTATTAGGAGTTGTACCAATACAACTTTTAGCATATTATTTATCTGTTGAAAAAGGTATAAATCCGGATAAACCAAAAAATTTAGCAAAAGTGGTTACGGTTGAATAAAATATAATTATAATATATAAGTATAATGTCACAAACACAGTTAACTAAATTGGAAATAGGTGGTATAGCAGCAGCAGTTGCGCTAATATTTGGTGGTTTATTATGGAAATCTGCGGGTTCAAAAGAAGAACCAATAGTACAAGTACCTGGTGATGAACCAAAAGATGTAACTGATGAATTATCTAGACCAAGTGAAGCAAGCACAGTTGATTTGAATATTGGTAATAATGATAATGATGGTTGGAATGTTGGAACTGGTGGCAAAAAATCACGCAGACGAAGAAGAAATAAGACAAGAAGATCAAGATCAAAATCAAAAAGAAGAACCAAAAAATAAAAATAAAATATTATTATAATTTATAAATGGCGTTAGATGAATCATCTTTATTGGCGATAACAGTAGGAGTTATGGGAGCACTTGGATTAACATATTTATACAATAAACACGAGAATAAACCTCAATCTGGTGGAAGTAGAAGAAGAAGATCTAGTTCATCAAAAAAATCTAGAAGATCTAGAAAATAAAAATTCATATTAAAAATTACTAATTGTAATATGAATTGTTTTATTTGGTTTTTACTATATTTTTTATAATGTAATAAAATGTTGGATTAAATATCTAATGAAACAGTGTTACTAGATGATTTTTGTCTTCTGCGACTTTTCTTTGGCATATTACCATCACCTTGTAACTCTTTCAAATCACTAATACTAATTGTACTACTATCATTATTTACATTCTGATTAGATGATGGTTCTTGGATATTAATTGTTTTTGTTTTAAGTCCTGAGAGAATATCAGTAATGTCACTAGGACCCTTCATTTCAGGGCGACTTCCACCTTGTTGTCTTCTACTTCTTTCGTCAGGTCTTTCATAATTTTCTCTCAAACTGATTCCCTCATCTGTAAAATTACTTCGACTCATGTTCAAATCAGGACGGTTTGCATAGTTATTGTTACCTGGTCTTCCCTGAGGAGGTGGAATAGATCCAGGACCTTGTGTTGCCATAGGAGGAGGAGGTCCCATTCCACTTGGAACAGAAGGTTCAGGGTTCATCATATTAGTCATAAATCCTGAAAACCCAGGGTTAGTATTGGCCATTGAGTTTACTGCTGCGTTTTGGAATGAACGCATTAAATCAGGATTTTGTCTCAAAATATCATCCATACCTGGCATAGCAGATTTAAACATAGTATTAGTCATGTGAACCATCATTGCACTTCCACCAAGTTGAAACAATAGTTTGATTTCGGGCGACATAGATGCCTTGCTCTTATATTTCTCGTATAACTCACCAAAAATGTCATCATAATCATTAATATTTTCATTTACTTGTTCAGACCATCCGTCTAGTTTAATATCAAAAGGATCAAAGCGTCCATTCAAAAATTCTATTCCATTAATAACCGCCATAAGCATATTACCCTGAAACTTAACAGAGTTTTGTTTCGTTTTCTCCTCCATAATGGTTTCATATTCACCCATCATTTCTTGTAATGATGACTCCATGGAGTATTTTTTAGATAACTCAACACCTTTCTTCTCAAGTGCCTCCAACTTGCGCAAGAACTTGAACTTCTCTCTTAGCATTTCTTCTTTGGTTAATTGTGGTTGAGAAGGTAGTCCCCTATCAGGATTAATTGGTACATTATTAAATTTACCGTATCCGTCCCACGATTTAGAATCGCCTGCTAAATCAGATGTGGCTTTACCAATACTAGAAGAACCTCCGTCACTAAATCGAACAGATGGTTTGTCATCATTAAACATAGAACTAGGCGATGAGAACATATCCGAAGCAGGTTTATAACCACTACTTGTGCTAGGAATATCATCAACTAAATTGTTTAATTCATTTTCTAAATTATTTAAATCGTCTAAATCAATATCACTGGTAACTCTTGATCCTTCTTTCATTTTATCATTCATTAAAAACTCTAGACCACCGCCAAAATTACTGGATTTTTTATCCCAATCATTATTACCGTTGTCATTAAATTCGAGTTCTGATAATTCAATCATTTCATCCGCCATTATTATTCATTAAATAGAACATATAATTTTAAGTCATACGCGTATTAAATATATTTTTTATAATTAAAAATAAAAATTATATAAAATATTTTCTTTTGGTTTGATTAACTTTTAAAAGTTGAACTTGATAAAAACCATAAACCTTGTAAAAAGGAATCTGCTAAATCATCCTTTTTCTTGTGTGCGTTAAAATAGTCAAGTTTGCCAGAGTAATTGCTATTTGATGTAATTGTTTCTAAACATTTGGTAATTCCTAATTTTTTTCTGTCACTGTATTTACTTTTGTCTTTAATGTCGCAATCCTTAAGTTTATTTGCTGCTGAAATAAACTCTATATGTTTCACCTCTACAGGACACATTACAAAGTATTGTACTAACATTCCTTGAATTGTTTTCATTCTAATAGCGAGAGGACCAATTTGATTTTCAATAATTACATAATCAATACAACCCTCTTCGGAGAATAATTTGTCGAAATGCGTTTTAATATTTTTGCCAATATTATATAAATCTACGTCGGTCGCCTTTTTGGTTTGAACTTCTTGAAAATAATTTTTAGAACTGTAATCAATAAGCATTTCAATAATATCCGCCTTTTTAGTTTTTTTATCATATGTAATTTTGTATTTGTCGGCAATTTCATATAGTTTTTGAATTTTTTGTTTATTAATAAAAGATGATTTTAGGTCAGGTGTTGGGATCTTATAATTTGATTTTTTAGCGTGTTTTAAACAAAAGCATTGATCATTACCCATTGTAAACTTTGATGGTTTATTACATAGACCATTTTTATCAATGGCAATACAATTATGTGTTTCTTGTTCTGAAATATTGACAGTATCCCATTTTGTAATTGTAAAATCATTTAAGTCCTGTTTTTCAAAAAGGCAAAACGCTAAATTCTTGATACCAACATCTATACTAAGTATTTTCATAATATGTATTAAAATACTTAATTGTTATTAAATTGTTTTTCTAATAGACTATTTATTTATTCATATTTGTAGGAGGTGTAATCGATGGTGCAATCAATCTTGAGTTCAATTGTTCACGAGACAAGTAAGGATTTTTCAAATCACTATTACAGTATCCAAAACCAGGTTTGCTTGTGTCAAATGTAGATCTAAATGTGTAAGGTACATTGTCAGAAGGTGTTTTACCAGTTTGAACATGGGGGTCAAGTCCCAATTCGTAACATGCTTCTGTAGTATTATAGTTCATAATTTGAAGACCATTTTGCTGTAAATATTGGCGGTAATTCCAGTTATTTGTGATACCTTCTTTTTGTTGTATTCTATTGTTGACAACAGCATCTGGTTGCCATTGCGCAAAGTTCCTACCGTCCGCCATAATTGGAGGAAAATTAAAATGAATATTATTAGATCCGCTATAGCAAACACCCCAGCTCATATTTATATTTTATGGATATAATAAAATTTCACATAATTTTTCTTTATTTAAATTCTCATAATTAAATAAATAATCTTTTGTCCAGAATGTTAGTTTATTTGTTTTAGATATTGTTAAAGATTTAATTTTTCCGTCAGCATTTCCTAAATATCCTTTTTCTATAAGTATATTCTCAGGAACAACATAAAAATTTGAAGAATTTTTACAATTTAACCAATAAAAATCACAATCCCCGATTTCATATGTCTGACGTTTTTTCTTGCCATTAACTCTACCATTCATTTTACTTAAACTGAAATGATACGTATCTGTATTTTTATGTGGATGTCCTCCAACTTTTTCCTGAATTTTTTTATTTCCTATTTTAAAATCATAAACCAAACCTTCCATTTCATTATTAATAAAATTTAAAAAAGATATCATTTCTTCTCTTTTTTTGCGATATTCATATTCAGTTTTAGTATTTTTACTTTGTGGTATATCTAATTCATTAAATAAAAATTTTTTTACTAAGTTATTCTTATAATAATTTTCTAAAATAGATACAATATTATTTTCTGTTTTATATTTGTTATATTTTGAATTATTACCAATTGTAAGTACTGATTTGATATGACTAACCAGTTTATTTTCAAATACCCAAGAGTTTTTGTCTTCTAAACACATACAAATTATAATATAATTTTCATAATCTTTGCTTAAATCAAATTTATACGCTTGTGAGTTATTGTTCTTTACTTTTTTTTCTGTTGACTTAATTTGTATTCCAATCCATTCATCTACATTTGATGAAATATTTTTGGGTCTAATTGCTATATCAGCTTTGCAACCATCAAATAATCTAACAATTTCAAAATTATCGCAAAGAATATTTTTAAGATAATTAATACATTCTGTCTCAATCATAATTTTATGAAGCTTGTTATTATTCATTTAATTTATATAAAGATTTTATTTTTAAATAATATAACGGGGAAAAAATTATTCCCTAAATATTTTGTATTTTATAGTTCTTTTGTAAATATTTTCTGATATTTTAAATTCACAATCTTTACCTTCAAATATATATCCTTGTTGTCTTAATATACTTCTAATTATATTTAAGTATGGTCTTTTACAGTCAAAATTTGGTTTAAATGATGATATTGTTGAAACAGCAAAAATTTGTTTAATTTTATCTTTTAAATCTATAATTTTATTTTGTTTATCAATATTTTCATCGATTTCTGACAAAAGAAAAGACCCGGTTTCATCTAATTTAATAATATCAATTAATTGTTTGCATAATTGTTCTCTTTCATTTTTATATTTTTCACTTAATTTAATACGCATTGTATATTATATTAAATTAATTTAAATCTTTAAATTCTTATTCAACTCCAAGCAATTTAAGTAATTCGTTTTTCTTCAACTTTGAAGAATCTGTTGAGAGACCCTTTTCAGCAACAACACTTCTTAATTTGGGTAGAGTCATTTTTTTATAATCGACAGGTTGTTCTGTTTTGGTTTCTTCTAAAGTAATATTGATTGATTTAAGGTCCATAAAATTATCTATTTTTTTAACATCAGTGGTTTCAGTTGCTTTAATAGATTCACTACTAGTACTACTACTATCGTCTAAATCTTCTAAATCTTCCATCTCTTCTAATTCGTCTAAATCTTCTAAACTTGCGACAGAATTCGCTTCTTCTTCAGATTCAGATTCTTCACTAATATTCAATCTAAAAACCTTAATATCTTTGGTTTGTTCTTCGTCAGGTTCAGAATCAGAATCAGCAACACTTTCCTCGTCGATACTGACTTCACTAGCAGCGTCATCATTATCAGAAATGATCTCGTCATCAGAATCTTCATATTCTTCACTTTCATCATCCGAATCTTCGTCATCTGAAACAGGAATTAAATTGTCATTTTGAGCAATTTTTCTCTCTAAAACAGGTTCTTTGTTTTGAAAAAATGGCGCTGGTTGTTGCATTTGTTGATTCATTGTTAATTGATGAATAATCATTTTAGTTCCATTTACTTCTTCCGCTAAAGAAGAAACAAGACTCAACATAGAAGAAATTTTGTGATTTTGATCTCTAAATTTACTTTCAAAATATACAACAAGCAGCGCTACTACGAGTACTAATATTCCTAAAAACATAAAAAATGTTGAATTAAATAAATCTGTTAAAGATGCCATATTATTACAAAGAGGATATATAAATTAATTATTTAAATTAACGAATTAGTTTATATTATTTTTGATTTTATATTATATTTTATATATTTGTATTGTCAATGATTTCCTTAGGATAATCCATTTCTTTCAATACAGCAACACCGCCCTTAACTTCTGAGATTCCGTCGACTAATTTATATTTATATACTAATTTATTTTCTTTTTTCTCTGTTTCCATGTGAAAATTCAAAACGCTCTTATTTTTTTCTAATTTTTTGCAAACTTTAATAAAGTGAGTTGTTAAGATACAATGAACATTCGCGTTTTTAATTAAGTAATTCATAAAAGCAGTAGAACTTGTTACTGCTTCATCAGGGTTTGTTCCGGAATATAATTCATCAAACCCACAAAAATGTGTTTCATCTTCATTTGTTTTAACAATATCCAGAATATCTTTGCAACGACGCGCTTCTGCTTGGAATAAACTATCGCGACCAGATGTGTCGGGTATATTCAAATAACAATGAATGTACTTAAACGGATGTAATTGTGCCGAATCGTAAAATCCGCATCCAAATTGCTGTGTTAAAATGATATTAATCAATGTAGATTTAAGTATGGTAGTTTTACCAGACGCATTGGGACCAGTAAGAATAATATTCTTTTTAAATTTGACAGTATTTTTAATAGGATTTTCATCTTTCAAAGGACCATAATAACTATTTTTAAATTGTGATTTTGATTTGCTTTTGACAAACGCCGAAAAATTGATTTTTCTCTCTTCAATGTTGTTTTGTAAACCTTCAAAGCAATCAACATATCCATTGAAACCTAATGAATATAGAATAGTCTCATTGTAACCTATATCATCATGTAATTCATAAAAGTATTTTAGAATATGACCAATTTCTTGTAATTTTTTAATACTTGTTAATTTATATTCGGTTATAAAGGAAAATTTCTTCTTTAGTTCTTCGAGTTTTTGTTTTTTCTCTCTTAATGCTTTACAGAATTCATTTTGAGAAGGATAATTTGAAGCGTAAACCAAATAATTATCCATTGTTTTAATTGTGTAATCCAGATATTTACTTATTTCATTAAAATGATTATGTATTTTGATCATATTATTATGAAATCGAATACATACAGTAATATTTTGATAAATAGAAAATATATAAAACGCTGCCGAAATTAGCATATATATTTTTTCATTCATTGTAACATTATTGAATTGCGTAAACAGTTTTCCAATTGCGTGTGATTCGGCTAATCCTTTTAAAACTTCGATATATTCATTTACTGTAATATCTAATCCCTTCATTTTAATAATAAAAAAAGGCACAATCAAGATAAAAATTGGAGTAAGGAGAGATAAAATAGGAGACGCTAAATTATATAAACTCATAAATTGTAAAAAGTGTTCTGATTTATTAAGAAATTCTAGTGCTGACCAATCAACGTAATAATATTTTTCCTTGAAATCGGTTTCGCCTTTAATTTCATTCCATAATTCTACAATATTTTTATAGTTTGGAGAATAATTAGTGTATTTTTTGTCCAGGCGTTTATAACCTTTTAGAAAGTCCTGGTTTTGATTAATAAAGTCCATATCGGTTGTGTAATAATCGGAAAATTGTTCAATAAGTTTTTGAGAAATATCGTTGTCATTATTAAAAACATAGTTATAAATTGGTTTACAACCTGACGCATCAACAGTTTTAACTAACTCTAAATCAGTAACAATATGTTGTTTTATTTTCATTTTTTTGTCATTATAGAAAATTGGCAACTTAAAATGATCATTAATTTGATCAACTATAGTATTATTATTAATATCAATATTATCAGAATTATTATTATTATTTTTTTCAAACATTTATTATATTTTTTTAAAAGAAATATAATAAAATTATTTTACGAATTCACAGAAACTATATTTGGTTTCATCATTGTAATATAATTAACTTAAAATGTTTCCTAAATCATCGGGCATTTCTCTAATTTGCGTATTGTAATGACTTTCAATTTCCTTCATTTTACCAAAATCACGTCTGGTTACAAAATTCACGCCAGTACCCTTTCTTCCCCATCGTCCACTTCTACCAATTCTGTGTAGATAAGTGTGAACACATTTAGGTACATCAAAATTAATAACAACAGATACTTGTTGGATATCAATACCCCTAGCAGTAACATTTGATGAAATTAAAACGCGCATTTGTCCTGTTCTAAATTGATTAAATGCGGTAGATCTAGCAGCGTGATCCATACCACTATGAATACAACATACGGGAAACTCATCCTCCTTCATTGCTTCATACAAATCCACAACACGTTTAACACTATTACAATAAATTATACAACAAGATAGTTTGGCGATTGAAAATAAATGTTTCAATGTCGCATATTTTTGTCTATCATCATCTACTGCAATGTAATATTGTCCGATACCATCTAAAGTCAACATTTCTGCTTTGACGCTAATTTTTACAGGATTACGCATAATTTTGTCGATTAATGGCGTAATACTTTCGGGTAATGTAGCGCTGAATAAAGCAACTTGGATATCATTATTAAAATATTGGAATATATTGTATACTTGTTCTTTAAAACCTGATGACAACATCTCGTCTGCTTCATCAAGAATGACCAATTTAATAGTTTTAATTGATATTTTATCCCTGCGCATCATATCGTAAACACGACCAGGACAACCACAAATAACGTGAGGTGTATTCTTATTTGAAAAACTAGATTTCTCCTCGTATACGGCACCACCAAAAACAGTCTGAACGCGCAAACGTTCCTTTTTACTATTTTCAAGCATATCTCCGAGCGAAGTTATAACTCTTGATGTTTGAGATGTAAGTTCTTTAGTGGGAGATAAAATTAAAACCTGGGTTGAGTTTTTCTCTAGATCAATTCTTGACAACGCTCCAATTGAAAAAGTTGCGGTTTTGCCAGTACCTGATTGCGCTTGTGCGATAACATCTCTACCCATCATAATAGGTTTAATCGCCTTTTGTTGAATAGGACTAGGAGTTTCAAAACCATAACTGTATATTCCTCTTAACATATTTTCGGACAAATCTAACTCCTCCCAAGTATTTATATTGTATGAAGGTTCAATTACTTCTTCATTATTACTAGTTTCGTTAACTTCTTTTTCAGTTGACATTTATATACATTAGTTACAATAAATCTATTTAAGTGTATTTATTATTATTATTTATATAAAAAAAAATTGATATAAATGTAAAAGAATAATATATAATATACAAATCCAATGTCTGCTAAATTAAATAGATATACACTAAACGATTTCAGTAATCTTTTGTTCAATGGTTTTAATTACGAACTACCATCTGAAACAATTCGCATTATTTCTGAATTGGCGCTAGAAGTAGGGTCGCCTGATTATGTAAAAACACCAGTATTTCAAAAAAGAGAAAATCCTATGAAAGCAGAAATTAATGAAGGTTCTATTGGTGGAATAAGTAATAGCTCTAGTGGAGGAGGAGGAGGAAAGAAGAGAAGAGGTGGTAATAAAGGTATGGAAATTAGTGATGGAGATTGGGAAACAATTAGATCATTTCAAACTACAAAAATTGAAGAACGTGAAGGTATTTTATGTGAAATTGATAATATACGCAGTTATTTAAATAAAATTACTGATAAGAATTATGCCGATTTATGTAGCAAAATTTGTGAGTTAATTGATGGTATTGTTAAAGGAACAAGTGAAGATATTAAACAAGTAAGTTCGGCAATATTTGATATCGCATCCACAAATAGATTTTATTCTAAAATATACGCTGATTTGTACACTGAAATAATTAAAAAATATGAGATGATGAAGGATTCATTTGAAGATAGTTTGAGTAAATTTTCAGGATTATTTAATACAATTGAATATGTAGATCCAAAAGTAGATTATGATAAATTTTGTAAGATAAATAAGGATAATGAAAAAAGAAAGGCGTTGGGCATGTTCTTTGTAAATTTAAGTATAAATGGAGTGATCCCTAAGTTAACCGTATACAATATTACAAGAACATTATTAGCGCAAATATATAAATTTATTTCAGAGGAAAACAAGAAAAATGAGGTTGATGAATTGACTGAAAATGTCGCACTATTTTATAAAAAGGAGTTTTATGAAAATGTAGATGATGAAGAGTTTGAGTTAATTGAAGGATATACTATTAATGAAGTCATTGAGAGGATTGCAAATAGTAAGGTAAAGGATTTCAAGAGTTTAACAAATAAAACAATATTTAAATTTATGGATATGATTGATATGTAAATAATAAAATATATATTTATAATTTAAACAAAAAATAATAAATAATAAATATTAATGGATAAAAATGAGAATTATGAAGAAAATGTTTTTTTTTCATTAGATGAGTCTGAAAATGGGAATACAGATGCTAATGATAATAATTATTTAAACTTATTAGATGATTTTGAAACCCAAACAAATGGTTTAACATATGAAGAAATTATTGAATCAATGACTATTGAGTATAAAATAAAATATAATGTTAAAGATTTACTATTAATTTGTGATTATTATGGAATAGCGAAAGAATTAAAGGTTAATAAATGTTGTAAGGAAATAATAATATTACATTTGGTAGATTTTGAAAATAACAAGTTTAATAAAGATATTGTTACAAAAAGACGGGAAATGTGGCGTTATATTCATATATTAAAAAATGACAAATTTATGAAGAAATATGTTATATGGTGAAATATTTTTTTAATTATATTTATATTTAATTATGTATTAAATATAAATATAAAATATCATAATAAATTATAAATATGGTATTATCAAAATTAAATAAAGACGTGAGTTATCCAGAATTAAAAAGTGTCGATCCAGGAGATATAAAAATGGAGGCGAATTTATATCAATTAGAAATTCTTGATGTAGATGTTATTATTGCTGTTGGCAATTCTAAAAATACTTTTGAAGATGAAAATATTATGTATTTTCCTATTTATTTAGTTAAAAAAAACAATAAGGTCATACAAATTGGTGTTTATGAAATAAAAGCATCTGATTACATTACTTATTTAGATGATTATAATAATTTAGATGTCGAAAAAATGAACGAACCGTTGATTTATACTTTTGTCACTGCTGGAATGTTAAATAAATTAAGATTAGAACCTGATGTACCTTTGCGAAGAGTTGAAAAAGAAGAAGGCGAGATTACTGATTCTGATTTGGAAGAAGAGGAAGAGAAAGAAAAAGAAGAAAAGGATAGAGATTACAATGTTTACTATGAAATACCTCAGGAAAGAAGTGATATATTTATTTTAACAAAAGGTGCGCGTATACCTGCTGAATTGGTTGAAGAAACACAAAAAAAAGCGAAGGAATATAAGGAGAAGTATCATCAAGAACCAAATGATATTTGGGTACAAAAATTTATGAAAAATAAAAATTACTCGTTAGTTGATAATGAGGGAGGAGGCGAGTGTCTTTTCGCAACTATAAGAGACGCTTTTTCTAATATTGCTCAGCAAACATCTGTTGCAAAATTGAGAAATAAATTATCAAAAGAAGTAACAGAGGGTATATTTTTAAATTATAAGGAACAATATGATATGTATAATACATCATTATTAGAAGATACCAATAAAATAAAAGAATTAGAAGCCGAATATATATCTTTACAGCAAAAATTTTCTAGTGTTTTTGATAGAAATGAGCAAAAATTAATTGCAGAAAATGCAAAGAAGGTTAAGGGTGAACATGATAGATTAGTACATGAAAAAAAAGTTACCGCTCGAATGTTACAAGAATATAAATTTATGAAGGGTATTGATACAGTTGAAAAATTTAAAGCAATTATTAAAACATGTAAATTTTGGGCGGACACTTGGGCAATATCTACATTAGAACGAATTTTAAATATTAAGTTTATTATTCTCTCTAGTGAAGCATATCGAAAGGAAGATACAAAGAATATTCTGGTCTGTGGACAACTAAATGATACTGTTTTGGAAAATAAAGGTATTTTTACACCTGAATTTTATATAATGGTAGATCATACTGGTGACCATTATAAATTAATCGGATATAAAACTAAGTTAATATTTAAATTTGGAGAGATACCTTATGATATTAAAAATCTTATTTCTGAAAAATGTATGGAAAGGAACTCAGGTGTGTTTTCAATAATACCTGATTTTCAAAAATTTAAAGGATTAAAACAAAAAACAGTCATTAAGGAAGCGCAATATGAAGAGTTAAGTGAAGCAAAATTGAGAGGGTTATATAATGACGAAGTTGAATTATTGTTTTACTCAAAATCAAATGATAAACCACTTCCTGGAAAGGGTTCAGGAGAGAAAATACCTGGTGAACGCATGAAAGAGTTTACTGAATTAGCGATAATACCTGAATGGAGAAAAAAATTGTCTAATTTTTGGGTTGGACCATTTACACTCGATAACCATCATTGGGCGTCTGTGGAGCATTATTACCAAGGGTCTAAATTTAAGAAAAACAATCCGACATTCTATTTAAGTTTCTCTCTTGATTCAGGAACAGAACTATCTAAGGATCCTCAAATGGCTAAAGCAGCGGGTGGTAAATCTGGTAAACTAAATGGCAAACAATTAAGACCATCAGAAGTAACAATAGATCCCGATTTTTTTGGAAAAAGACATAAAAAGGAAATGTATGATGCGCAATATGCGAAATTTACTCAGAATGAAGAGTTAAAAAAATTGCTATTAGCTACAAATGACGCAAAATTGATGCACTATGTTCGCGGTTCACCTCCAGATGTATTTGATGATCTTATGTTAATTCGTGATAAAATTCGACGCAAAGATTTATAATATTTATAATATTTTGTTAAAACTAAAACTAAAATAAAAATAATATTCAATTAATTTTATTTTTATTTTGGATAATTTGGACAATTGGAACCATTTTGATTTCTAGGTGTAACCTTATCTGGACAGCATCCATAACGTGTTCCAGCACAACCTCCAATTAAAGGTTTAGGATAATTCGGACAGTTTGTACCTTGTTGGTTAAATTTAGGTGTTGTACCATTAGGACAGCATCCATAACGTGTTCCAGCACAACCGCCGATAGGTTGAGGTGGAGGAACAGGAGGAGGTGGCACAGGAGGAGGAGGATAAGGAGCAGGTTGACAATTTGTTCCATACGCATTCATTTTAGTAGTAGTGCCATCCATACAGCAACCATATTGTGTTCCAGCGCAACCACCTACAGGTGAAGGAGATGGAACAATTATAATATTATTTAAAATAATCAACGCTAATAAAATAATTCCTAAAACTATTATTACTGTAGAGTCCATATAGTAAATATTAATATTTTTATTTATTTACAATTATAAATAAAAAATATAATTGTAAAAATATATTAAGACAAAACTTAAAAATAAATAACTCATTATAATAATAATGAAGTTATCAAAAAAAAGTAAATTACTTATGTCATTTTTTACAAAAAACAAGTATATAAATCATATACATCAAACACAACGAACAGATAAGATTCTTACACGATTATACCACGATATATTAAATGCACACAACTATCTTTTAAATGTAAAAAAAACACGTGGCGCTAATTTTTACAATGTAACTATAAAAAAAATACATAGTTCAAAACAAATAATAAGACCTAAGAATTTTAGTGTAAATAGTTTTCCAGAAGAAGTGAGAAAACATATTGATGAATTATCTTTAACTGAAATATCTTATAATTTTTCTCTCTTTAATCGAAATATCAAACTATATTTTGTAACAGAAGATGACCATATCGAGTTAAAAATGGAAGAATACAACAAACATGTTGATTCTATTATAATGTGGTTATATATATTAAATGAATATGCGTCAAAACAATGCGCTAGTAATTTGATAATTTATTTTTATTTTACCTCATTAGAAAAGAGGTTGCCAAACTCAAATATTCAAGTTTTAAATGAAAATAATGTCAATACTGCATTTACAACGACGTGTCCAAAAGATGCCGAGATTGTTATTTATAGAAAGGAAGAATGGTTTAAGGTTTTTATACATGAATCATTTCACAATTTTGCGCTCGATTTTTCGGATATGAATAATACGGAATGTACAAAATATATATTAAATATTTTCCCAGTTCAGTCAGATGTGAATTTATATGAATCCTATACAGAATTTTGGGCGGAAATAATAAATGCTCTTTTTTGTAGTTTTTTTGCGTTGAATAACAAAAACGATCTTGAAGGATTTCTCTCTAATTCTGAATTTTTTATTAATTTTGAAAGAACATATAGTTTCTTCCAACTGACAAAAGCACTTAGGTTTATGGGGTTGTCATATACAGATTTATATTCAAAAAATAGTCATAGAAAGGTTTTAAGAGAGACATTATACAAAGAAGAAACAAATGTCTTATCTTATTATGTAATTAAAACAATATTAATGAATAACTATCAGGATTTTTTATATTGGTGTACAAAAAATAATCTTTCTCTCTTACAGTTTAAGAAAACATTAAAAAATCAAATGGAATATTGTAAGTTTATAGAGAGAAACTATAAAAAGACGTCGATGTTGGAAGGTGTAGAACAATCACAAAAGTTTTTGAATATATTGTATTCTAAAAATAAACGAGTAAATGATACTTATGTATTATCCAATTTGCGTATGAGCATATGCGAACTGGGTTAAAGCGTTAGCGAAAAGAAGCGTTAGCGAAAAGAAGCGTTAGCGATTGGTTAAAACGTTATGTAATTTTTTTATAAATATTACACAATATGGTTTTTGAATTGGCGATCTTATATTTATTAACTATGTAAGCGAAAAAGAGATACTCAAAAATACCCACTAATATTATAAACTCGACTGTTTTTATCAATTCGGCAAGAAACCCTGAATTATACCAATAATATTTTATGAAAGTAGGGTTCTCAATTACTCTGTTTATATCAGTTAGTGTAGTGTTTTTTGGCGACGTTACCATTTCAACAGACGATTCCTGGTCATCGTTTTTTTTATAATCACCTAAATTTTGAAAACTTCCAAATGAAACTATGGCGGATTTTGGATTGTACTTTGGCGATGAAGATGCGGTTGTAGTAGTTATTATTTTATAACTAGCGTAGTTTTTCCAAATATCACGCACCATCATTATAAAAAACAATGAAGATATTATTATAATGTAAAGAAAACAATTGTTCCATAATTTGTCATTGTCTTTGTTCAGTTTACGCTCATATTTGTCACAGTCATTTACTTCCATATACGTTGTTATATTATTTAATTGGGGTATCATATCAATGTCATCCTCAAATAAGTGTTTAAATATAGATTTTTCATAAGGCATTATGTAGTAAATATAAAAAATCACCTCGAAAATTGTTAAAAAATAAAGGTGAATAAAATGCGATTGTATGTGTAAAAATTTTAAAACCATATTTGGTATTTACTTATATATTAATAAGATGTTTATAAATCTTTTTTAAATATTTATAAAATATGATTTATAAAATATGATTTATACACTATAATTTAATATATTCATATAATTTATTATGGATTATAAAGTAATGATGCGAAAAGAACTAGATAGAAAGTGGAAATATTTACTCACTTTTGGAGAATCTGAATCTGAAGAAGATTATGAAGACGAAGAAGTTAGACTCACTGCATTATGTAGTGAAATACTACATTACGCATCTGAAGTAGGCGATTTAGAAAAAATAGTTTTACTTATAGACCGTATTCAGAGTGAACTTGGTATCGAAATAAATATTGATGAAACTATAGATCGATCTAATCAAACACCTTTAATGTTGGCTTCTCGCGATGGTTATCCTGATATTGTAGAATTTTTAATACAAAATGGTGCCGATGTGAATTCTGTAAGCAGAATCGGCGATACATCTTTAATAACAGTAACGCAAAATAGCATTATGAATAAAGATGACCAGTTAAATATTGTTGAACAACTGATTAAAGCAGGGGCAAATATCAACTTTCAAGATGAATATGGAAAGACGCCGTTAATACTTGCTACTGAAAGTAACAGTCCTAAGATAGTCAGTAAATTGTTACTGTCTGGCGCCGATATAAGTGTGAAGGACAAACATGAAAACACTGCATTAGACATAGCGGTAAGCAATGAAATGGTGGAAATTGAGCAAATTATCAAGGAATATCAAATTCAACAAAATGAACCAAAAACGTCTGCTAAAAAAAGAGGAGGGACAAAAAAAAGAAAAAAGAATAAAAGAAGGCAAAAATTAAATAAATCTAAAACACGTAAAACAATCTAATTAATTTTTCATTTATTATGTTTATTATGATTATTTTTTTGTATGTATCTTACAATATTCCGAGTTTTGTAATGGTTCCCTTACGCATTTATTACCAGTTTTAGTGATACCGAAACAAATGTATTTAAATGTTCCATCGCCGACGGGTTTTTTATTGGATCTCCACGCTGCACTTGCTTCATCAAAGTCAATATTGACTTCATACAAAGCACTATTATTATATTTGGTTTGACTTCTAGTGTTCATCTTTTAATATGTTAAATTATATTTTTATACAAAATATAATTCAATTTTTATAATTATAGGAAATATAAACCTAAAATAGTAATATTTATATAATATAGTGCGCTATTTAATGAAAAGTATATTATTATTTTTAATTTTATTATATAATTTATTGACTCTTGTTAAGAGTTTAGAACATAGTCATAAAAATTATTATAGTTATTCCAATAATAAAAAGTATTCTGATTATTTTATATCTAATACAAATATAAATTCAAAGAGATTCTTTGATTATAGTAACTATTTTAATTCGAATCATTTGTCTTATGGTTATAGTAATTATTTTGATTCAAACTATATTATTTATTCAAAACAATCATTATCACAATTAAGTTTATTACCTAGATCTGTGAGTTTTAGATATCTCTCTATTATCAAAACAATGCCATCAAAATTTATATCAGTCTATCAATATTCAAAAGTACATAATAGTTTTAATCCATATATATCTATTATTGAATCATTTCGATATCAAAGTATGTCAACATTATATTATTCTTCATATATTAATACATTTAATCCTATATTGGTCCCTACATTGGTCCCTACATTGGTCCCTACATTGGTCCCTACATTGGTCCCTACATTGGTCCCTACATTGGTCCCTACATTGGTCCCTACATTGGTCCCTACATTGGTCCCTACTAAAAATCCTACATTTGTTCCTACGTTAAACCCTACTAAAATCCCAACAGTTCTAGAAACATCTGTAATAATATTTGATACTTTTCTATCATTTAATAACTATGACAGTTTAGAACTTGATAGTAAAAGTCAAGAGGTTATAATATTAGCAACTTCAAATTCTATGAACATAAGCGCTTCTTATATAGAATATATAGGGACTTCTCTAAAATTAAGACGCCAGTTATCTATATTCAAAATACTAGGTTTTAATATAATTGTAACTTTAAAAACTATAATACCATTAAAAGGACAAATAGATCCAAAATTATTATATTCCACGCTAACTACAAATTTAATAAATTCGGTTAATTCAGGATTATTTACAACTTATTTAATATCCGCATCAAATACTTTGGGTATAACCAGTTTTGCGAATTCATCTATTTTATCTGTTCAAAATGATAATTATATAATTCAAGAACCCAATAAACCTTACATATATAATAAAAAAATAAATGAAAATCAAAATATTTATAATACAATTTATATTATTTTTGGTGTGCTTTTATCGTTATATTTAATATTATATTTAATATGGGTCCGTAAAAAATATTATAACAAAATTAAAAGGTTGCGCAATTTATTTGAAAATATGATAAATCCAGATGATATTACCATAGGTATTATTGAGAATTAATGGTTATTATAAAAGATAAGGATAATATCAACATATAAAATAAAATTGATTATAATAATTCAAATAAAATAATTATAACCACGTAGTATTATGGGAATTAAACATTTAAACAGATTTTTAAGAGATGAAGCACAAAATTCTATCAAATTTATTTCACTTAAAGAATTATCAGGGAAAAAGGTAGCAGTTGATATAAGTATATATATGTATAAATACGCTTCAGAAGGTACTTTATTAGAGAATATGTATCTTATGTTATCAACCCTAAGGCATTATGAAATAGTACCGGTATTTATATTTGATGGAAAACCACCACCAGAAAAAAAGGATCTTTTATTAAAACGTAAAGAAAACAAACAAGAAGCTGAACAAGAATATAAAAAATTAAAAAAACAATTGGAAAATAATTCTATGGATGATATTGAAAAACAAGAGATTATTAGTAATATGGATATGCTAAAGAAAAAATTTATTTATATTAGTAAAAAAGACATTGAAAATGTAAAACAATTAATACGAGCGTATGGAGCAACATATTATGATGCACCTGGTGAAGCAGATGAATTATGTGCTTTACTTGTTATCAAAAATAAGGTATGGGCGTGTTTAAGTGAAGACATGGATATGTTTGTATATGGTTGTACTCGTGTTATAAGGTATCTAAGTTTACTCAACAAAACAGCGGTTTTATATGATACAAAAGAAATATTAAATAGTTTAGGGGTTACACAAAAAGAATTAAGAGAGATTTGCGTTATTTCGGGAACAGATTACAACTATAATAATGACAATAATAATGACAATAATAAGGATAATGATGATAATCCGTCATTGTATAAAACATTGTCTTATTTTAAGAAATATCATAAGGAAAAACCAGAAATAATGTTTTATGATTGGTTAAAAACAAAAACTGATTATGTTAAGGATTATGAAAAATTATTATATATTTATAGTTTATTTGATTTAAATAATAAACTAAACAAATTAGCAGTATTCGAGAATATAAAAATAATGAATGGACAAATCATTAAGGAAGATGTTAAAAATATTATTAAAGTAGAAGGATTTATATTTCCAGAAATTTAATTTTCATATAAATATTTATAAATTTATTTTTTATTTAAAAATATATTTATAATAATTATAAAATGCAAAGCACCATAGATTTATATAAAAATAAATATGATAGAGAGACGTTAAAACAACATATTTATGCAGTTAAAATGATAGATATATTAAAAACCCAAACTCTTGATGTGACATTTGTTGTAAGATATATTTTAAATAGTAAATATCATTTTTCTGAAGAAGATGAAAAAATTACAAGCAAAATGATATTTTTGTATCAACCGCATATAAGTAAAGACGAGTTATTAAAAGGTCTATATTTGTACGATTCTGATGATGATAGTGTTGAGGACTTTGAGACTTTTGCAAATAAACATCCATAATTAAATAAACACTTGAGTATTAATATCTACAAATGTTCCTGATGAAAATTGCGGTATTTGATCAAAATTAGATGTTTTTAATTTATCTCTCATATTTTTAATAAGTTCTCTCCATGTTCCATTTTGTTTTTGTTTAAGACTTTCTAATAAAGACCATGTCATTGCTCCGTTTGCTTTGTTATTAAATACCGCATCGGCGCTAGTTTGCTCATCAGTACAACCACTAATCATAAAAACATTTCCAACTGTTACAGTTTCCTTATCATATTCTGTATAATTATCATAATTTAGACTGTCTAAATATTGATATCTTAAATCTAAAACTGAACCACTAAAGCAACTATCAAACATAGCAAATAATGTAACATCTTTTTTTAATTTTTGTTGAATTATTGTTTTTAATTCATCGTCGATTATTCCTTTAAAATCAGATGTAACAATTAATTCATCATATCCATCTTTTTCGTCTTCATTTTTATCTAGAGTATAACAACCATGACCACTATACATAAAAAATAATAGATCACCTGCTTGAGAATTAACTAATAAATTTGTAAACTCTTTTAATATATTGTCACGAGTTGGTTTTATTGATGTTAAATCGGTAATTGTATTTATACTAGTAAATCCTTGGGTTGATATTCTCTCTTTAACACTATTAACATCATTTATACAACCATATAATTCATTATTTGTACCTACATAGTTTATACCAATTAATAACGCCTTTTTATTTTTATTAATTTTTATTTGTTTTGGAACAAAATTCTGTATTGTCAAACAATCAGCATTATATTTAGATGTTAAATTACTTATATTTGATGCCAAAATATTTTTTACTGTATTAACTTGTTGAAATTTATTCAGTGCTCTAGATTTTAAAATAATATTAATAATATTATTATAGTATTGTACAACATTATTACAATTAACATTATATATGTTTTTTAACTCAGAAAGTCGGTTTGCTTTATACTGTGACAGTTCTTGACTCATTATAATTTAAATGAATATAATAAGTATTCCAAATATATTTATCTTAAATTATGTAGTCCTTATGGACCATATAATTTTTATTTTTTATTTTTATCTAGTTTTAAAGTGAATTCATTTACATCAACATTTTTAAATATTTATTTAAGCGGAAGCATCAGTCTTGACCGCCTTGGCGAAGTGAGGAGACATGTATCTCTGGAGGTTAAAATAAGTCAACTCGTCAGTCTTCTTAAGTTTCAAGAGAGCAGCAAGTTTGGAGTCAGGGTTAATCTTGCGACCATTGGTCTCATCCTGGAGTTTGTTAGTGCGGATGTACTTGTTGATATCACGAGTGACCTCAGTGCGCGCCATCTCGGAACCAGCGGGCTTATCAAGGAACTTGGCGAGTTCATCGGAAATACGAGTGGGCTTGACAAATCCAGAAGGAGCGCGACTACCCGCTCTCTTCTTTCTCTTGTTAGATTGCTTTTGAGCAGTCTTGAGCTCACGAGTCCATTTCTTCTCAAGAGTTCTGTACTCAACCTTCAAAGAGGCGATAACAGCACCGAGTTGCTGGAGTTTAGCGAGGAACTCAGTGGATTGCTCAGTAAGAGCAATCTCACCATCAACAGGGGTCTCCTCGGTAGCAACAACTTGCTCAACAACAGGAGCAGGGGCAGGGGTAGGGGCAACCTCAACCTTGGGGGTCTTGGTCTTCTTTACTTTCTTATCGGCAGCGGCAGGAGCAGCGGCAGTCTCAACAACAGGAGCAGGGGTGGGGACAGAGTCAGTCTCGGCAGTTTTAGTGGATGTTTTCTTGGGCATCTTATTATACTATATCTAAATAAATACTTTTTAAGTGATTTAACGCAAATAATATATATTGTTACGGTAATATGGTAATAATATATTCAAATGTACTAAATACAAAAATTATTTGCAGTATAATTCTTGTTTTTTTTAAAAATAACTAACAGATTGATAAAGCCAAGGAAGCGATGTAGCGGCGTCTTCATTTACTATTGTTAAAGCGCCCAAAACATAATATGCTCCTAAAGATTTACTATCTGTATCTACGCCACTATTCACTAATTTTTCTAATACTTCTAAAACAATTTTTCTGATAAAATTTAAATTATGAGAAACATGAATTAATGCCATATTTAAAGTCCTAAATGGATCACCATTTGGTGGACAAATTGCCTGTTTTGTTTCTATTGGTAGTTGTGCTCTATAACTCCAAATATCAGCGAGTTCTCGTATAAATTTTATGATTTGATTTCTGTTCAAAGAGAGAAACCAATTACAGTTACTATAATTTCCTAAAGCATCTATATTTTGGAATAACGATAACGCTCTTAATTCAACAACTTTCTCTTCCGAAATAACTGGTGTATCATCTTCTATACTTAAAACAATTTGTATTTTTAATATTTTACTCAACACCAATATCGTCTTAATATTTTTAATCAGAAAGTCTGGGATCAAATTTCGATTATAAGGGTTTTTAATAACAGAATCATTCTTAGTAAATAGATTAAAGAGAGAAGATATATCAAAACCATAAATAAATCCATCTTCATCTTTATAACTAATAAATTGATGAAAACTAATTTCATCTAATGATTCCATTGTAACAAAATCAGTATTATTGGTACATAAACTACGTTTCATTACGGCAGGACCATGTAATCTCTTATATTTTTTTACTATATAACCTCTAAAAACCTTTTGGATTTTAATTATGAATGATGATAAATAAAGAAATGAAAAAATCCTAGATGTCAATTCAGTTTTATTACCACTTATTTTTAATTTATATTTTTTTGCGATTGTTTTTAATTGTGATAAATTATAATTATAATTAGAAATATCATTATAGTTATTTATTGTTGGAATAATTATATTTTCATCACTAATTTTTACCATTTTTTTTACAGTTGGCATAACATTTTCTGTCTTTATTAAAATACTATTCATATATTCATCTACAGAATAACTACTTAGTTTATTTTTTTTGTCAAGATTGGACATTATATAATATATATTTATACTTTCTTTTTGAATTGTTTTATTAAATATTGAAGTATTTTATTTTATAATATGCTTTTTATATGAACTTATATATCAGATATGAAAATTTGTTTTAATCTAAGTTATCTAATTCTTAAAATTTAAAAATTTGCGGTGTAAAAAATTTATAAAAATAATGTAAAAATAAAACCAAAATGGTTTTGCGTTTTTAAGTTAGAATTTAATTTAATTTATATTTTTAAAAAAAATTGATTTAAAGATATGTCTGTAATGTAAAGTATACTATTACAATGACTGACGCTATTATCGACGGAACTAATATTAATACCTCTGTGTTTTCATACTCTTCGCCCAAGGCGCACGCTTCGGGTGGAAAGGTTGTTAATTTATATAATAAAAATGTGAAGGAATCTCTTACTATTTCAACTCCATTAATGCTCACATGGGGTGCTCAAGAGGGTAAGGATACTCAAGGCAATATGACTGGAAAGTGGACTATGTCACTTCAATTCCCTAATGGTGAGTATAGTAATGCGGATACTGATGCTTTCTTGAGATCTATTCGCGCTTTGGAGGCGAAGGTTAAGGCAGATGCTATGACTTATTCGAAGGAGTGGTTTGGTAAGAATATTACCAGCGCTGAAGTTATGGATGAGAAGTTTAACATTATGCTTCGTCATCCTAAGAAGGAGAAGGGAAGTGTTGAGATGGATGAGAGTAAACCTCCTACTTTGACTGTTAAGATTCCTTGCTGGAGTGGTGTTTGGCAATCTGAGATTTATGATGAGGATGGTGAACCTCTATTTATCAAGGGTAAGTCGGCAGCACATGTGACTCCTCTTGATTTCTTGAAACCTAAGACTCATGTTATCTGTTTGCTTCAATGCGGTGGTTTGTGGTTTGTCAACGGAAAGGTTTCTATTACTTGGAACTTGAAGCAAGCAATTGTCCAAAAACCTAAGACTTCTGCTATTGCTGAGGGAACTTGTTTCTTGAGAATCAAACCTGCTGATAAGGAGAAGTTGAAGAGTTTGCCTCCTCCTGAGGATGATGTTGATCCTGATGGTGCTGTAAGTAGTACTATTGTTGAGGATAGTGATGATGAACGTGAAGTTCCAGCATCTACTCCTCCTCCTGCTCCTAAGGTTGCTACTCCTGTAGTTGAGAAGGTTGTTGAGTCTGCTCCCGCTCCTGTTGAGGAGAAGAAGAAGAGAGTTATTACTAAGAAGAAGGAGTAAATATATACTGTAAAAAATATGATAAAAATAATAACAAAATATAAAAACAAAATATAAAAACAATAAAATTTAAAAACAAAAATAAAAAATAAATAAAATGGGGTAATACCCTTTTTTATTTATTACAATTAATAATTTAAAATACTTATTACTTTTATTATATTTAAAATGTAATAAATATAAAGTACTAAATGATTATAATAATGACTAATAAAGCAACTTTAAATAAATTACTAACATTTGTTCCAGAAAATGATGAAGAAT